AAAAGCCCCAGGAAGGCGAAAAGTAAAGGTTTGATCGTGTTCTTCATGATTATTCCCGGTCTACGGGAGCGTTGCGTAACCCATGTTAGCTCACTATCCAGCCGCGCGGATCGCACGATTCCGTACAATAAATCCATGTCGGGAGTAAGTCACGACTCACAGCTGAAATAGTACTTCCTTGCGCCCTGAAATGTCACGGGTATAAACTCAGATCGCTCGGTTTTACACGACGCGGATCAGCGGGTGCCCGGGAAAAATTGCTCTTATGAGGCGGACCAGCTCTGCCTTTTCGATTTCGGAGGTATTGACCTGGCTCGGCTACGCGAAACAAGCAAAAGGTTAAGCCGAACTCCGCGCGCGCGATTGACGATCCGCGGATACGCCTCCGACTGGCGCCAGTTTACGCGGTGGTGCGACCGCGCGGGCCGCAATAGCATTCCCGCCAGCGAAGATACCGTCAAGCTCTACGTGACTTGGATGCTGACGGAGCAAAGCCGTAAGTTGACCACGACAGAACGGCACATTTCTGCAATCGCCCATTTTCACCAGGAGCGGCAGTTGCCTGTACCAATAACAAAGGAAATTAGGAACATTTGCGCGGGCGTACGACGAGAGCGCAAGGAAAAACCGCAAGGAAAGGCTGCCATGACCGCCATCGATCTGGCCTCAATCTCGCGGAGTTGCAATGAAACAAACATGGGACTTCGCGATCGCTCTCTCCTGGTCCTCGGCTTTGCCACGGCGCTGCGCCGCTCAAATATCGCGGGCCTGCGCCTATCCGATGTCAGTTTCCTTGCAGGCGGACTTATAGTCGCTGTTCGATTTTCGAAGACGGATCAGCTCGGAAAGGGCAAAGTGATAGAGGTTTGGCCCGGAGAATGCCCCGCCACCGATCCGATAACAACTTTGCGGGCATGGATCGAGCGGAGAGGAGATTGGGACGGCCCGCTCTTCGCGCGCATTAACCCGCGCGGCGATATCATCCAGCGGTGCGGTCTGAGCGGCGACGCCATCGGCGATGTCGTGAAGCGGGCGCTAAGCCGAACTGGCCTGGATGCTAGCAACTACAGTCCGCACTCGCTCCGCGCTGGCTTCATCACCGCGTCGCACGAGCGCGGTAGTACGGATCAGGAGATCCTCAATTTTTCCGGTCACTCCAGCGTCGACATGATGCGGCGTTATATTCGGCGCTCGATCCCATTCGCTGGACGGAATCCGCTCGAAGGCGTCCTTTGATATCGTGGCAGGCAGAGCCGCGCCGCGAGCGCTGATCCGCAACTCTTCGCGGCTTCCCGTCAGCCCGCGTCCCGCGCTAACCCCGCGGGCGCGGGCTTTCGCGTTCGAAAGGAGTCTATGGAACTTGACCCGGAAACGATCGAAGAGGCGAAGCGCATCGAGCTAGGCGTGGTGTGCCAGTAGCTGTTTCTGTTGGGGGGGCTTTGCGTGTCCCACGCGCTTCGATGCCGCGGTCGGCCCGGAGTTGATAGCCGCTATACCTGCCAGGACAATTGCCGGCCGGTCCGGAAATTCGGCTACGAGAGTAAGACTGCCGCCCATCGCCGCGACACTCTTTCGAAGGGTCGAAAGTAGAATGTCAGTGCGTTTTTCGATCCGCGAAACACTATCCTGAGTGATTCCCAGCGACTTAGCCAGATGAGCCTGCGTCAGCTTCCGCGCTTGCCGCAGTTCCCGCAGAGTCATCTCTTCGGCGGCCAGTTGCCCGGCGCGGGTCTCGACCTTTTTGCGCTGGGCAGGGCTCAACTTTTTGATGATGTCATCGACGTTCGTGGGCATAATTATCTCCGTTCTTTCTTCAGCCGTGACAGATGAGCCGCGTAGCGCTCATCTGCTTTGCTGATCAGATTGCGGTAGAACCGCTTTTCGCTGATGCCTGATTTGTCTCCTGCAACGAGGAGTATCGCCTTGCGCCTTGTGTCAAAAGCAAAGGCTGCGCGCCATTCTCCATCGGCCGCGCTGAAGCGCAGTTCCTTCATGTTGGCGTACCCGGAACCGTTCAGTGTGTCTACCCGGGGGCGCCCCAATTGCGGGCCGAATCGCTGCAGGTGCCGGGCCAAGGCTAAAATCTCGCTCTGGACGTCTATATGCAGCGCGAAAAACTCCGGACCGAACTCATCACCAATCTCGACGATCCAGTCCACTTTTCGCATTATGACGTACAATCCATATGTTGTCAAGGACATATTATGGGCACGCGCGCGATGGAAGTCGCGCGGAGGGGCGGCGAAACTTTGAAGAGTTTCCTGCAGGTGCGGCGGAAACTTTGAGGCATTTATCGCCAACCCCTCATCGACCGGGTCGTCCCGGCCGGCGCTTCGTCGCCGGCCCATTTCGCGGCCGAGCGCTTCAGGGTCGCGCGTTCGGCCCTGCCCCGGCGGTCAACAATAGCGCACGTAATCCCGTACGCCAGGAAGGAACCGCCAACGAGGCCTACCGCGATCATGAGCCAGCCAAGCGGGCTCACAGCGCCGGCTCCGTCGCGAAGAGCGACCAATCGTCCGGGGTGCAGTCCGCGAATTCATCCGGGTCCTCGCGCTCGTCGCGCGACTGATCGTAATAGTCGCGGTCGCTCGGCGCGTCCCACATACTCCACATCACGAGCGCACCAACCGCATTCCCCTCTCGACGTGCGCGCCATCAACAACGGCCCCGGCGGCGATCGCCTGTTTGATCGCGGTCTTATCCGGTACAGCCGCGGGCGGCGCCGGAATCCGGAGGAACGCCGGCGGGATGGCGTTCTCGTCATCGATCACGACTCGCTCCGGGCAAATCCGCAGCGCGATCGCGCTCGTCTCGCCGTCCAGCTTCTTCAAGCCGGATTGCTCGATCGTGGCGATGAGGTAGTTTTCGAGGCGTTCCCGCTGCCGGGCGAATCTCTTCGCCCGAAGTTGTAGGCGGGCGCCTTCCGCGAGGGCGGCCGTCTCGAGATGCTCGTACATCGCGAGCACCTGGGTGGAATTGTCGATCTTGCGCTTCGTGCCGGTGATGGCGTCGAGCAGCATCGCGGCAAGCTCGTTACGCGCCTCATCCGTAAGGTTTTCCGCGTCGAAGGCTTCGATCGTGTCCGCGATCGCGTCGACGTCCGAAAGATGTTCGCGCAGCGTCTTGCGCGGATCGGGCGCCGCCGCGGGCATGAAGCGGACATTCGAGACGCGCTCGATCGAGGCTTCGAGCAGTGGCGCAAGATCGACGCCGGTATCGAGATCCGGCGCTGTATCGAAGAGCGGGCCGAGCGGAGAGGCGGCGCTCACCGCGCGCCCCGCTGATTACCGATGAAGATGGAAAGCCCGATCGCTCGAACCGATTCCTCGGAGAATGTGAGGCCGCGGCCGCGGCGGGCGGCGTAGGCTTCGGCCTCCATCACGGCGTCGAGCGCCGAGCACATGGCGGCGCACATCTCGATACTTGCCGGGTTGAGCGCATTGGGCGTGGAGTTAGTGCTAACCTGAGCGCGTTCATTCGTAGTTGAAGCTGCGGGTTGAACCGGTGCGGGCGCGTTGCTCTGCCAAGATGGCGCGCTCGCCTCAGCTCTCATCGGCGTGATCTCGAATTTTCCACCTTGCCGCTTACACACCTGCACCGGTGTTTGCGGCTGGATGCGGTGACGGTAGATCTCCTCCGCGGCCGACGTGGGCAAATACATCGTCCGGCCGTCCACCAGCGTGAACATCACGTCTGGCGGCGTGTTCGGCAGGGTCGACGGTTTGAGTTTTCCCTCCGCGAACTTCAGAGAGATGATCTCGGGGATGTTAGTGCTGAATCTGAGTATTTCCGGCATCTTCGTTTCGTCCTTTCTGGCTTTCTTGCTTTCTGTCTTTCGTTACGCGACCTTCGTTCCGATGCGGACCGCGCGGATCCAGCCGTTAATCGCCGCCGCGACGGGCTCGGCGACCAGCTCGTCGACGGCAGCGCTTTCCCGCATTTCGATTGCGTATTCCTCGCCGCCGTTGCGCGCGGCGCCGTAGCTGACGCGGCCGGCGCCGAACATCTCCATGCGGGCTTCGAGTTGCGCCTCTGCGCGATCGCATGCGGCGCGCTCGGCCGCGGCGTGAGTTTCGTGGGTTCGGGGGTAATCGTTGGGTTCGTACATTAAACCTCCTGCCTGTGAATCGCCAAGATGGGACTTGCCTTCAATGGCGATACCATAAGCGGCTACCGGTATAATGCCATAAGCGGCTTGCAGTATGCAAGAAAAAAATGTCGCACCATTGCCGGTAAGCGGCTTATGGTAAAAGAGAACAATGGCATCCACGCCACCCAAATCGTTCAGCAAATACCTCGCTGAGATAGGCCGGAAGGGTGGCGAGGCGCGCGTTGCGAAGGGTTTTTCAAAGCTCTCTCCCGAGCAACGGGCTGAGGTTGGTCGGAAGGCTGCCGCGAAGCGGTGGGCAAAGAAAGGTGCGGCGAAGAAGGTTCAATGACGGCTCGCTGGTTGAAACTACTGCTTGTTGTGACGATCAGTTCGTTATCTGCAGCTGGGTCCGAAACCGCGAATCTCTTCAAGGGACACGACGGCCCTATATACATCGAGAGCACGCTGTCCTATTCCGCAACCGGCGGGGATCATTTGCTGGCACGCGCGCGAAATGACTCTGGTCGGCCGATCCAGCATTTTGAGATCTGTATAGGCAACGGTCACGGTTGCCTTTTTAAGCTGTGGAATACCGCAATCTGGAAGCCAGACGCTGTACTTAACTGGGATCTTGACTCAGTGGTCCACAGCAAAGACCTGACTCAATTCGTTAAGCTCACCTCTCTTCGGGTCGAAAAGGGCGCGCCCGCGCCAAAACAGAAGATAGCCTCATCCCGCCCTTCATTCATGCAGTCCTTGGCAATAGGGCTGGCCGCTGCGACAGCGAACCAGCCAGTTCCTTCTGCGGCTCAAGTGCAGGAGGCCAGCGTCGCACTCCTGCTCTTCGGCGGCGAAGGGCACAAAGTGTTTCTCGGGTGTCTTAATTGCTCAAAGTTCGACGCCAACTCGGTTTTAAATCAATTCGGTCAGCATGGAAGTCAGTACGCCACGGAGAGCGTCTTCAATCGCTACGGGGAGTTCGGTTCGGCCTACTCGACTTACAGCGCCTGCAGTCAATATGCGACTGATCCTCCCGTCATCGTCGATCAGGCAGGGCGTTATTACGGGAGGATGACCGTCAATCGGTATAACGATCCCACGCGCCTTGGTTACTACGCAGCATGGATTGCCGGCGTCTGCCAGCGCTGACATGCGCGCCCTCGGCATCCGTCGCCCTTTCGATCGCGCTCGGCGTCGCGCTGCGCGCGATCAGGCGCTTCGGTAAAAGATAAATTCGAATGGCTCCGGCGCCTGTTCTACTTCGGGTCCCGGAGAGCCCGCGGCGCCTTCGGCATCCCAAAAAACTGGAACATGTCGTCGTTCGTGGGCATCTGGCCTTTCATAACACTCCTGATCGTGATCGGGAGAACCTCGCTCCCCACGTACTTCGCATCGTCGATCCAGTGCTGCGCATGCGTCCATTCCGCGCGCGAAATTGGATGATCGAAGTAGTCTTTGTTGTTCATCACATCCCAGATCAGCGACGCGAGCGGGTGAATCTTTCCTTTTGCCGTGTCGACAGGATGCGTCGCCCAGTTCACCGCATCCTTTGCGAAGCCAGGCATCGAGTGGCCGCCCGGGAAGAAGTAATCCATGGCCTTCTGTGGCCGGTTGCCGGTGAGCGCGTAGTACATCAGGCCGCCCATGATCCCGGTCCGGATCGTCATAGCTGCGAGGTAAGCGCTGCGGTTCGTCAGTCGCTCGCCTTCGCTGTTGCCTGCGATCGCGTCCTTGATTCCGCCGGCGCCCTCGCGCAAGCTGCCGAGGTCCCAGCCGACGGCGCGCACTGACGCCATCGCCATGTCCTTCCACATCTTGTTCCAGAACAGGTTGTCGTAAACGACCTGACCGAAGCGGTTGTCGATCGAATCCCACGCGCGCGACATGGCGGCCTGTGCATCTTTCGGTGTGGCGTCCGGACCGAGGCGCGACATTTCGAACCGGGCCAGATCGGCAAATGCGCCGAGCTTCAGGCGCGGAACAAGCTCCTTCATCAGTCCGTGCGACGCGAGATCGGGAAGCGCGAGCGGCGAGCGAGCGAGACCTTCTGCGACACCCCCGAACCCGCCGCGGCGAAACGCGTCGGCCATTTTCTGGGCTTGCCCGGTGTCATAGAAGCGGTCCTGTCTTGCTCTGCCGCCGGCGACGATCGCCGCGTCCGCCAGCTGGGCAATTTCCGCGCCCTGCGTTCCCGGCCGCATCATTTCCTTCAACAGCTCGTTTCCCTGCATGGCTGTCGTGAATGGCGCCGCGATAGCGCCCAGGTGGGATTTGAGCGCGGCGAAGCCTCGCCCTTCCCCTGCCTGCCGGATCGCGAGCGCGTCTTTCGAGATCATTGCCTCCATCGCGGTCGTGCCTGCATGGAACAGGGAGAAGCCCAATTGGAGCTGATTCATTCCGTTACCCAACCCCATGTACGCGTCGTAGAGCATGTCGCCACGCATTCCGGGCGAAAGGTAATTGTTCACGATCGTGGCGCGGTCCTCCGGCGCCCAGTAGTGCCCCCGGACCACCATGCCGCCCACCGGGACCTCGTCCGTGCTCCTGCCGAGTGTCATCGACTTCTTGACATTGAGGAGTGGCCGCAGAGCCGGATGCGCGTAGAGCTCATCGCGCAGGAGGTCCCACGTCTTCGGCGCCACTTCCCGGAAGCGCTCCGGAGCATAGATCATTGCGGCGATCGCATTCGCCATCTTCTCGTCGACAGTGCGCGCGTAGCTCTTGTATTTCGCAGGTGCGTTCGGTGCGCCTTCCCATCGAAGAGCGGCCAGATCGTTTAGCTCCTTTGCTATTCCCGGTCCTTTGAGCGCTTTCGAAATCCCATATTTGAACTCGACGATGTGACCGATCTCGTGCGCGAGGACCTGCTCCGGAGATCCAAATTTCGTTTGGACGTCTCCCGCTGGCGTAGCGAAACCGAGCGCGCCGCGGGGCACTCCCTGCAGGCGTACGTTGCGCTCGTGATTGATTCCCAGCGATCGGGCGAATCGATCGAGCTGGTCCATGAGGGGCTTGTCGAACGATTCCTCGACCGTGACGGTTGGCTTACCGAAGACGGTCGCGATCGCGTCTTCGATTCGTTTGTACCCGGGCGTCGGCTTCCAGTTCGCGTCGTGATATTCGACCAGCCCGCGCTCTTTCATCTCGTTCAGTGCTTCGTGCGCGAGAACGTATTTGTTCATCTCGTGCAGCTTCGCAAGCACCAGGTCGACGGGGTTATCGGAGATAGGCTTCAGTCCCGCGGCGATGCCGTCGGCAAACGTCTCGATCGAGCGCTGCTTCAGGAACGCGCGGCGCCCCTGCAGGGGCCCCTTGGCGATGAGATCGCCGATCCAGCTCCGCGCCGCGGCCGGGTTCTCCCACATGTGCGGAAAGTAGTTCTCAAGCCAGGATTCGAGCTTGCCGGTCCCGAGTGCCCGCACGGCGTCGCGAGACGTGTCGAGCATCTGCCGTAGCGTTCGGGCAATGACCTGCTCTCCCAGCGGGAGCTTTGAGATGTCGCCAGCCTCGACGGCGTCGATGAAAGCGCGGGTTTTGGGGAGAGGCTGGGCGGCGAAGTACTTGTGGGCCGCCTTCAGCGTCTCATGCGCCTGGTCGAAACGATTCGCGAGCTTCGCGCCCATCTCGCGCATGACGTAGCTCGTCTCGCGTGCGCCGTCTGTCCGGGCCGCCGGCGCAAGCCATTTGAGTAGAGTGTCTTTCAAGCGAGCCCAGCGAGTGGCGATCTGCGGTGCTGACACGGCGGTAGTGCCCGGCGCTGCTGTATTCGCCCCGGCCGGTGTCGCCGATGTTCTTTTCGTTCTACCTGGCGGCCCCAGCGGCGTCGCGGCCGCGCCGGCCGATCGTGACTTTCCCGGAAACTCTGCAGACTTTCCTTCAGACTTTTCGCCGAAGGCAGCTTTGAACGCGTCTTCGCGCGCCGGCGGTTCGAATCCCATGGTCATCGGCGTACCTGGCCGCGAAAGCGCCTCGTCCGATGCGTACTGCCGGAAAGCCCGGGTGATTTCTGTCGGTTTGCCTTCGAGCGTCCGCGCGATCGCTACGGCCTCGTCCGAGTGGCCGCCCGTTCCGAATAACCCTTCCTGGCGCACAAGATCGTCGACCGGAACGCCGCGGGCCTTTGCGTCCTTCAGGAGAGACACTGCCTCCTTCACCGGCTCGGTCAGATCCCAGTCGCCGCGCTGCGCGGTCCGCATGACGGATGGAACAATTCGATCGAGTTTGGCGCGCAACTCGGGCGGTGTCTCCTCGAGTTCCCGCGCGGAATTAAAGAACTGGCCGGATAGCAGTCGGCCGACGCGCTGTTTTCCCTCGGGAGTCATACTGCCGTCGCCGTTCAATAACTGCGGTTTCTCCTGCGTGGTGATGACGCCGTCGTCAACGAGTCGATTCACGATGTCCCGGCCACCAGCGCCTTCGAGTGCTTGGGCGAGAGTGCCCTCGGATCCCTGTTCGTCGATGCGACGCGCCAGATAGTCGGCGGTGTCCGGAGACAGCCGCTTCGAGTCGCTGATCGCGCGCTCGGCCTGCGTCAGAGCCGCGGTGCCGGTCTTGTTCAGGTCGGTGATGGCCTGCTGCGGATCGTACTCACCTGTCATCTCGCGCGTAAGTACGGGATTTTCCATGCGGTCGACGAGCTGGGGAGCGATCCCGAAACGCTTCGCCTGCTGACGGACGAGGTTCTTGTACGCGGCGGAGGCCTCCGGCCGGTTTTCGCGCACCCGGGCCAGGGTCATCGTACGGCTGTTTCCACCGAGAACGTTCCCGTCCTCGTCGATGATCGGCGGACCGTTCGTCGCGTCCGGATTGTCGTTCACCATGAAACCGGGATCGAATTCCGCTTCCTGCTTCACCACGCGCTCGGCGTTGCGCGGCTCGGCGTAATTGCGATCGTTGCGGTGGTAGTAGTCCGGGGTCGGTTCGAAGCTGAACGGATTGTGACTCGGGTAAACGTCCGAGGCCTCGCGCACGGAATAGACCGCCGGGTACGAGCGGTTCTCGCCCGGGATCCGGACGTCGGTGTTCGATCCGTAGGCGACGGGGTTCTGCGGCTGCCGCGCGGGTTTTACGTCACCGGGTTTCTCCGGAGGTTCATTTCGGGGTTCGTCGCCGACCTCGCCCTGTGCCGTGTTGGAGTTGGCGGCTTCCGATGTGCTTTCAGGTCCGCCCTCTTCACCGGGTTTCTCCGGCTGCGCTTCGGGCGATTCTTTGGGCAGCGTCATCCCGTAGCCCTGTCGAACGAGGTCGTCGATCGCGAGACGGGACGAATTTTGCAGATCGGAGAATGACATTCCCTCCATTTGGCGTGCGAGATTTTCACGCGCGTACTGAACGCGGGTCACCTGATCCGGGACGCCTTCCTCCGGCACGGAAGACGACCCGCGCCGCTGCTGCTGGTTGTTCGAACGATTGGCCGCGGTCTCCCGTTGCTGCAGCCGGTGATCGGCGTCTTCGAATAGCTTGTCGTAATCGAGGGTCTCGCGGAACGCATCCGCTGCCTGCTCGGCGCGCGGCCTTGGTGCAGGCGGAACGTCGATCCCGCGGTTCCGCGCATCGGCTTCATACGCATCTCTCTTCGTGCCCGGCGGCTCGGTCCGAAGCAGGCGCATCAACCCTTCATCGGTGGGTCGCGCTGATGTGGCATCGGGACTCGGCGCCATGCCCCGCGCGGTTTCTGGCGAGATCTCGTCGGGCCGAACGGGTGCTATGCCTTCCGGACTCGCCGCATGCTTTGCGGATAGAACGCCGGCGGCCGCGCTCAGCCCGATTTGCGTGAGCGTCTTCGTCGCGCCCTCGTAATCGCCGTTCTGCACCTGTTTTGTGAACTGTGGCGACTGATCGAATGCGCTCCGGAGCATCTGGAGGGAAAAACCGGTAGAGAGCAGTCGCGAGACGACGGGAAGCGCTTCGCCGAGACCGGCGGTCCCCGCGAGTATCGCGGCGTTCGTTGGCGTGGTTAGTCCGCTTCCAAAACTCTCCGCGCCCTCGACGGCGCCACGGGCGATTTGCGATGGAGTCCCATTGCCGGGGATTGCGTCCTCGGCCCGGAGATTTTCGAGGTTCGCCAGCGGGCGGTCCGCCGTTCCTGGACGGCCTGCGGCATAGTTCAGCGATTCGCCGCCGGCGCGGATCCCGACTTTGTCGAGCGCCGCCTGGATATCCGGGTGATTGATGAGCGCGCCGCTCAGGAGACTGCCCGGTCCGGCGACGGCATCGACGAGCCGATCCGGTAGAGGCGCGGACCCTGGCGAGATCAGGTTCGAAATGGCGTCGAGGACCTGGTGGTACCACGGCCGCTGCGGCTGCGCGTTGAATGTTGGCCCGGCAATTGGCGTGGATCCAGACGCGGGGGGCGATACGGTCGATTCGACGTCCGATGCGTGGTAGGCGCCTGATCCCTGGATGTCAGCTGGGTTGTGCGTGCCCGTATCGGCTTCGAGCACATCTGCAGGGCTGTACTGTCCCGGCATCGCCCTATTCGAGATCGAAGGTCCCGTCGGGGTATACCTTCTTGATCTTGCCGGTCTTGCCGGCCTTTAGTTTTACGACTTGGCCTATCGTGAATTGCGCGCCCGCTGGCTGCGGCTGTCCCTGCGTCGCAGTGCCGCGGCCCGGGCCGCTCGCGCCCGGTGCGACGGGGGCAAACTCCACGTGATCGGTTTGCTGGCCCAGCTGCGCGCGTTCGCCTTCGTACGCGTTCTGGGTGTTCTGCTTTGCCGTTCGGAGGGCTGCGGCCGCATCGGCGACGGCCTTCTGACGGGCGTCATCGTCGAGCTTCGATTTCGGTGTGAGATTGATCCGGTTGAGTTCAGTCTGGTAAGCACGCTCCGACTGGACAAGTCCCGTGCTCTTCTTTAGTTCCGCGGACGCGAGCTGCTGCTGTGTTTTTTGCGCTTCGCGCTGATCCGTACGGCCATTGATCGCACCCTCGCGGATGCCGGCCGCCTGCAGGCGGGCGCTGTTGGCCGCGTCGGCACGATTGCCGGCGGCCGTTCGGTTGTCGGCCGCTCGCTGATCCTCCCGTTCCTGTGTGTTCTTGTTCGTGATGATGCGGGATCCGGACGTGATCATAGGGGCCGCGTAACGCGCCGGCACGGATTGCTGGATGCCTAGCGCGTCCTTTACCGGCTGCGGCAAATCGAACGGCTGGTTCTCCACGGCGGAAGTGTAAAGGCCCGGAAGCTCCGTAGGATTCACGAACTGGGTTCCCGGCTGCGCGCCAATCATGTGCCCCATCACCGTCTGAGAGAGATCGACAGGGACCTTGCCAACCTGTGCCATCGCCTGCGCGTTGCGAACTTGCTTCGAAATCTGCTCCTCAGGAGTGAGCAGCTCGCGCTGCATGGAATTTCCGTCCTGGTCCTTGTAAGACACGAGACGCGACTTATCGGCTTTGCGGGTGAACGTCTGCCCCGCGAGCCCGACCGTACCGGGCATGGAGTCCGGCATCTGCTCCGTGACGGTCCCGTCCGGATTCACCGGGCGCGAGTTCGCGCCGAGGAGCATTTTCTGCGTAATGTCCTGAATGCGATTGTTCCGGTCCGTCTCGATCGCCCCGCGCTGCATCGCCGCGTGCTCGTCCTGCGCGCGCTGGATCTGATTGTGCAGATCGACTCCCTGCACCATCCCGTTGATAATGTCCTGAATCGGATTCGGACCCTGTATGAACGCGCCGATCGGATGAATTGCGGATCCCATTTAGTTGGACCAGCCTTCCCCGGTCGGATCCGGACTCCCGATCGCGCCAGTGCCCAGGACGTCGCCGATCGAAATCGGCGTATTCGGATTGACCGTGGCCGGCCCGGTGCTGGCTCCATTCGGGACGTTTGCCGAGCTGCTCCCACCGCCGTTGATCATTTGCTGCAGCGTGAGGAGACTGGCGAGCGAACCCAGACTGCTGCCCGCGGTCGTCAATCCGGCAGCCGCGCCGTTCCCCGGATAACTCGTACTGGCGCCACGCCCGGCCGCTACCATGCCTTGAATGATCTGCGCGGCTGAAAGCTGCCGGCTGTTTGCGAGTTGCGCCATCTGGCCGTAGAGATCGGATTGCGCGCCGAGCCGCGAACCCTCGGTGTCGTAAACGGCGTCTCCCACCTTGCCGCTCGATCCGAAACCGCGGGCCGCGAGTGCATTCGTCGCCGTCTGCGGAAGCGCGGAGTAGGCTCGATTTATTGCGTCGGAGGATGACTGCTGTATCGGTTCGAGCCCGGCGCCTGGCGAACTCAGAATGTTCTGCAGGGTTGAGAGGTCGCTGCTCTGGGCGCCTTGCAGTTCGGGCGGTAGCGTCGTAGTTGTATTTACGGTTTTCGGACCCGAACCGATCACGGATCCGGCTACGCTCCCGGCCGTGCCAAGTCCTGCCGCCAGGAGGATTGCCGTCGAGGTTCCTACGCTCATGCCGCCCACCTCCCAAAAGTGACCTGCGTCAGCCGCGCATCGTCCCCTCGGCCCCAGTTGTCGAAGATGGCGCGCGAATGAAAGTAGCTCGACGGGAATATGAGCAGCCGATTGAATCTGGCCTGCACGGTTTTTCTCGCTCCCCATCCCTGCGGGGAGCGGCCTTCCTCTGACCGCTCGTGCGGGACCAGGCTCTCAATCGCGCCGGTCGGCTTATGCGTCCAGAACGTTGTGCCGTCGCCTTCGGGCGGATTCTCGTTCAGATAGAGAATCGCGCTCCAATCGCCCATGTCGATATCGGTATGGATGAAGTGGGGCTCCTCCTGACCGAGGGGGGAGCGGCGCAGGAAAGAAAGCGTTGAGACTGATGGCGCCAGTAGTTTGCCAATCGCCGTCGGGACAAATTCAGACAACGAGAGCGGAGCGATTCCGTGGAATGTGCAGTGCTCAAATTCGAAGCTGCGGAACGTCTGCTGCAGCGCAAATCGCCGGTAAGAATCGGGCTCCGGAAGGAATGCGTCGTATACCCCGATATCCTTCAGCACGCCAGTTCCTTCGCGTACAACTTCTCGACGGGATGGAACCCCAGCCGCAGATAAATTGCCTCAACCTTTTCCGGCATCGAATCCTCAAGGAACGCCATACGGATTTGGTTGCAGCCCACAGCGCGTGCCCATGCCTCGAATGCGCGGTAGAGCCGAAGTCCCGGCCCGCGCACTTCCGGCCGCACGAACCAGAACATCTCAGCCGCAATCATTTCCTCGCTATACGGGTCGCGATGGCGCACGCCGCCGAGCGCGCCCATCACCTCATCCCCGAACAGTCCGAAGATTACGCCAGCGCCGTTTTCGAGCAGCCCGCGCCAGGTCTCGCAGAACCTGCCGATCTCGAACCGCCGCAACTGCGAGGACGAAGCATAGAACAGCCTCGCCGTGGTTTCCATCGCGGGCAGATCCGAAACTGTGGCTTCGCGGATTTCCATTTCCATGTGGTTACCTCGTCTCCTTTCGAAACATCGCCATCACCACGATGTCGATTGGCTTGCCCGCACGCGCCGTGTGCCCTCGCAAAGTGGCTTCCCTCCTCGCTCCGACTTGCGCGAGTGCCGAGATCAGTGCTTTGTTGCCACGCATGACCGCGATGGAAACCTTTGGGAACGAGGCGAGCATTTCAGCACTTGCCGAGGCGAGCGCCGGCACGGCCGTCTTTGCTCCCCAAAAGCTGCGCTTAAAAGCGCAACCGGCCGCACAGACCCTCGGAGATGATGGCTCGCACCAGATGACCCCGCCGAGTTCTTCCGCGCGATATACGCCCCACGTTCTGCCGCGCGCTGCGAGGGCGCTGAAATGCGTCAGAAATTCCGCCATCGTCTTCGGGCTGAAATCATCTGAGACCCGTGCGCGAAAGGGTTCGATCCAGTTCCAGATTCGCGGCACGTCCTCGGCAGGGAATGGCGATCGCAGGACTATGTCTTGCAATTGTCCGCTCCTTCGTCCGAAGCGTTCAGCCGGTCAATCGCGCGAATAGCACTCTTCCGGTACTCGATCGATCCGGCGCGCATGTCGCGGCCGAACTTATCTTTGGGCTCCGGTGACGCCACCAGTTCAAGCAGCTTCTCCTCGTGAATTCGCCGGCTGAGCGCAAGCTGGGCGCTCATTGGCCTTCCTCGATCGGCTGGTATTTCCGCTCGAAAACGTCCTTCGGATTCAGGTAGGTATAGCCGTCGGACTGGACGACCCAGTAGTCCCCGGGCAGGGGAGTAAGGCGGCTGGTCATGGCCGGCGTCGCGGCCACAGTGTCGCCATTTTCGAGTACCAGCCGCAGGCTTCCGCCCGCGACGCTCGCGACGATCTGCTTGATTTTAAACGCTTCGACGATGACAGGCCTGGCCCGGAATCTCATACACGGGTTCAATCGCCCGCGCGGCTCCCCGGGCTTATACCCGTTGATAAGGAATGAGGTCGTAATGGCGCGGTTCGCCGAGCGCGTCGTTCACGAGCGTGCCGTGTGCGTGATGGTGTCCGGGATCCGTCACGACGCCGCCGCCTCCTCCTCCGCCGCCTCCGTTAATCGTCACGACTGCGTTGAAGTCCGTTCCCGTCGCTGCGCCGTGTGTTGTCGCCACGGAGGCCGCCGTAGCGGCACCCGCTGCGGAAACCGTAATACCCGTGGTGGCGTCGGCCGTGTCGCCCGTAATCAGCGGCGCGATCGCCGCCTGGAATCCGTCCGCCGCGGCGCCCCACTTCGGATAGGCCGCCTTGTTGCCGGCGCTCGTAAAATCCTCGACCGTGATGCTGGTTGTCGTCCCGTCTGCATTCAATTGCGCGATGCCGGCGGATCCGTCGCAGAGGCGCCAGCCGGTCCCCGGGTCCGCACGGAAGCCCAGGACCATCCCGGCCGGGATTACTTCCCACGGCGCGAACTCGAATGCGCTTCCCGTCCAGCGCATCGTGCGGTTCTTGTCCGTCAGATAGACCAGCAGGTTCGCGTCCAGCGCTCCCAGTGCTTTACCAAGGGTCGGCGCCGAAGCGAGGGGGCTCGAATACACCGTGCGGACGATCCCCGACATGTACTTCCAGACGTAGCCTGCACTTCCGGACTGCAGCGGTTGACTCAGGTAGATCAGGCTGGTGTCGGTTTCGACGAACTGCAGCCCCTTGAAGTTATTCGCGTCAAAGGCGATGATGTTCAACCGCTCATTGCGCGTGCCGACGACAGTCTGGTTTTCTTCGCTGCTAAGCTCCGCCGCAAACTGCTTTAGCTGTTGGCCGATCCAGAGGAAGCGCATGTTGAGCTCCGAAGCGGCGCTCTCCGGAAGCTGGACGTCCGGCGGCAGCTCGAGTATCGTTGTGGCGCCCATCAGGAGATCGGAATTTCCCTCATCTGCCACTCATCGGGCGTCTCCGGGATCGGGACCGTGTACCAACTCCATCCCGACTGGCTTTCCCCGAGGCCCTTGACGCGCAGCAGAATGGCAAAGATTCGGCCGACGGCTGCGCTCGTTAACGCGACTCGAAGCAGCTTCGCCCGCGTCGTCGACGGGAACTCTTTTTCAAACCACTGGCGCTCGATCGTCGCAGGGACATTCGTCGCCTGGGTGGCTGGATCACCTGCCGGGATATCGCTCGAGAGAACGGCCGGAACGGCGCCGTCGCACTGCGACGCGATCCGCATCCGGCTGACGAGCTTCAGCCGCGGACTCCCACAGTCGAGCGGAGGGCTCTTATAACCATCGCCAGAGCCGGCGAGGTACAAACCGATCGGCCGGATCTCGACGCGCGCCCCGAATACCCGGCACGATGGCAGCGAGCAGCGCACGATGAGCCTGGCCCAGCGCGCCTCTTTCACGCCCAGCGGGACTCGGAATGATCCGATGCCCGCGCCGGCTACATTCGACGCGGCCGTCTTTTGCACCTGGTTGCCCGGCAAGTCGGAGCGCCACTCGTAACTGACCGTTCCTGCGCCGACGTTTTCGAGATCGAGTTCAAGGTTCTGCAGATAGCAGACCTTTCCATCTGCGAGCTTGAAGTTCCCGGAATCAAAGACGACGCCATCAAGCGGGACGGCGTACCAGCGCAGAACGACGGCGAGTATCTCGACGTACGACGTCCCGGCAGCCTGCAGTTCGATCCGGACCGCGATCGAGCGCGGCTCGTTCCCATGGTCAAAGTCCGGCAGCGCGATCATCGCCCAAAGGCGATCGCCTCCGGACGTGAAGGTCCCGACCTGCGCGAGCGTTCCGCCGGCACCGTCGAAGATTACGGACACCTTCATCGTCGCGCCGTTGCAACGGTGCTCGATTTCGAGGTTCGCGTAATGCTTCCGGACGTTCGGCTGTCCCTGATTCCGGAAGCGCGACTGGTAGACCAGCGGGATCGCGGCGTCGTTGTCGTTCATTCCCTGCTCGAGCGGATACAGGGAACCGTCGATTGCGCCCAGCAGGCTGCCGCCCTGGCCCTCGTACAGGAGGGCGGTGAAGCCGCGGCTGTCTGTCATCCACTGTCCGGTTTTCTCGTTCAGCACGAGCGTGCTATCGGGAAATCCCGTGCCGCCGAGCGAAGCAAACGAAAAATACACGCGGCCGTTTATGACCGCCATCGTCGCCCGTGCTCGCGCGACTGGGCTCGGATCGAGGGGGTTCGCCGGCACGGCGCCGTATGCCTCGACAGCATCGTCCTTGAAAATTGGTGTCAGCGGGCCTGAAACCACGCCCGTGCCGCTTACGGTGGTTTTCTGGATCCCTTCCTGTGACTGGAAGTAAACCGTCGCGCCGGACACCGCCCACGCCTTCAAGCCGATGCCGCCGACGTCGACGTTCAAGCGCTCGATCTCTCCGGAGTCGACGTCCCCGATCAGCCGCCAAACCGACTTGCCTTTAATGATCAGCAGCACCTGCGGAAACACGGCCGCGCCGATGAACTCTTCACCCAACTCGCCGATGTCGGCCCAGTTGCCGCCGGCGTCGGTCGCGGATCCCGGGAAGAACTGCGGCTCGTCCGCTTCGGTCCAGAACATGCGGTTCGGGTTCGCTGCGGTCCCGAAGACGAACAAGCGCCCGTTGTAGGGCCCCACCACGAAGCGCGCTGCAGGCGCGGGGTCGTGATTGATGGCGAGAATTACGCCCAGATTCGCGATGCCGTTATCTGTGAGATCGTCGCCGCCAAGACCTGTGTTGTCGACACCATTGTCGAGGAATTCGGTGCCACCTATCGCGAGCGGCGACGCGTTGAGTTTGTATCGCTGGTTCGGAAAATCGCCGCCCTCGCGGTACACATTCCAGCCCGTGATCTGTGGATCGGCTGAGGCCGGCCGTGTGACGGTCGCCTCGTCGTTCGTCAGGCTCGATGTCGTGAGGACAGGCGACGGGTTTGTTTCCGCTCCGTCGCCGGCGACGAAGGTGACGTAGTAGTTGTAGACGCCGTTCAATGCGCCGCTGCTCGTTCCGCCGTAGGCGACGGTGGGCGCGGCCGTCGGCGCAAGAGGGCTCCACCCGTAGGTGTTCGTGCCGTCGTCTTTGAGTTGCTGCGAGCGGTTCATCGCCCAACAGCGCCCCTGGAAGCTCACCATTCCGAAGGGTTGCCCGTCAAACCCGGTCCCGATCGCTGCGCCGGTCCCGACGCGGTACCAGCTTGTGTCGACGCCAACGTAGCGCCGCGGCGTCAGAGCCTCGACGCGTCCGAGTGAATGGTGGTAGCCGCCGGCCGTGAAGACGGCGGCGCCCATGCCGAGCCGCGATCGCAACTGGCCGCCCTGATCGACCCGCCAGTTGTGAAGCGCCACGGCGCTCGTCTGATCGCCGAGCTCGCCGGGGGAGAGAAGGTCGAGGCCTCCGCCGAGAACCTGATCGGTCTGGAGTTCGTAGCTCACATCGCGCTCCCGTAGTACGCGGCGAACGCCTTTTCGAGGACGTCGGCGATCGAATCGGCCAACGCAGCCGCTTCCGGCATCCAGGCATCGCAGCGCTTTGACCGCGCATCGGCCAGGACCCGCAAGTGAAGCAAATCCGCAAGGGCATCGGGCGCGGGCAGGGAAGTGGATCCAGTTGCGATCGGCGGCGCCCCGCGCTGACAGAAGACTGTGAATGTGGCGTTCTGTGTCGGCTGGGGATAGGCCACGATCATTCCGGATGCCAGCCAATCGCCGATCCAGTTCGTCGGCGCCGCGGCGGTCGACGTCGACCAGTTCGCGTCCCGTGCCTCGATTTCGCGCATATTCATTGGGCTGAGTGCGGCGGCCGCCCAGACCGCGTGGACCAGCGAGACGAAGTGTGTGTCCCTCGGGGTGTCGTCAGTCGTGTGCGCGAGATCGTAAGCGCTCTGGTTGGCGATGCCGGCGAGGTCCTGCGCATCGACGAAGAGCATCAGCCCGCTTGTCAGCTTCGAAAGCTCGAGGTCGGCGTAGCGGACCAGCTCGTCCTCGGACCAGAAGACGAGGTCCGGGGTGCCGGTGGCGTTCAGCTCCGCGCAGAGCATCGGAAGCGAAGCGGCGAATTCCATCGGGGCCTCAGTTCAGCTTCGAGGTGGAGTACTTACCCTTGATGTGCGCGTGGAAGTGCTTCCCGTGAGAAGGCGCCTTGACGAAAGCCGCGTGATCGTCGGCTGTCACACCGTCGTACGCGTAGCGGCCGCCCGAATGAAATTCAACAGTGAGCCTCGATGTGTCGGCGTCGTATTCGATCGCGCGAACGTTGCTCGATTTGGATTCTGTTCTCGTGCCCACCACACGGTCTATCGCCCGCGGGAGGCGCCCCTCTTAGGCGCTCCTGCGGTTCGGGACGAGATCCGGCCGTGTCTTCAGCATTCTTGACAGGTCGGGCATTTCGATTTCGGGCGGCGCGTGGTCGTACCGCTGCGCGAGCGATCGCATGCGGACCTGCGCGGCGCGTTTCTTTACGGCCGTCAGGAATGACTGCAGCGACGGCGCTTCGTTCTGCAGCTCCTGACCGCCCTCGCGGATCCGAAGGAAGCCCACCGCGAAATCGATCAGGCAGTTATGGTCCGGCTCGGGGATCTCCGGGACGTCGGCGGCGTTCACGAGCGCCACGGGCATGCGCGCGTAAGTGATGAGCGCCGTGTACTGATCGTCCGGCTGCAGGTCGAAGATAAGCAGCCCGAAGCCCACAGAGTTATAACGCGCCGGCATTCCGGTGCTGCCGTACCAGCCGTTGTCGGCCGCGGCGAACTGGTGGAGCGTGCCGGGCTGCAGCTTCGGCGTGGCGGCCGTCGCTGTCGTCACCTGCTGATCGTTGAACATCGCGCCGCCAAAGGTCGGATCGCCGATGATGGCGTCATTTGCGGCGGTCGGTTGGTTCCTCCACTCGCAGCGAAGTACCAGGATCATGTCGGCGAAGGTCCGCTGCAGCGCGTACCACTGGTTGCCGGGCGTGAGCTGGAACTGCCGCTGCACCTCAAGGCAGAGCGTAAGGAACGCGAAGATCCGCTGGGCGAGGTTAACCGCCGCGAGCGCGTCCGCGGCGGTGTAGAACACGCCGCCCGTCTCGTTCAGTCTTTCGAGGGTTCGGATCTGGAGGCTGGAGACAGTCACTGGTTAGTTAACCAGCGCCAGCTGGAGCGGATCGCTGCCGGTCACCACGTAAATATCGCCCGCGACCAACCCCCCGGAAATCGCCGCCGCGTTGTTGGCGAAGGCCGCAAGGCCGCCCAAACCGAGATGGCCGTCCGACTTAACATACGTTCTGGCGTTGCCAGCGGCATCCTCGAACGACGCCAGATTACTCGTGCTTTGTGCTGTAGCGGAAGCCTGCACGATCACACGCGTGGGTCCGCTGTCGTCCTCATTCCGTACGTACATCGTGCAGACTCCCCCGATCGGGAACGCTACCGGCGACGTATTTGGCCCGACCGCCATGCAGGAGCTTGTGAGGCCAATCATGTTGGTCGGAGATAGCGCGCTGTACCATGCACCAATGCCAGACTGCACCCACCAGCCAAGGGAATTCGCGGGTAACGGCGATGTGCTGGCGGATTCCATGAAGCGTAGCGCGCTCGTATCGTTGTAGCCGTGATGTATTAAGAAGCCATCGTTTCCGCTCAATCCCGCATCTCCGCACAGGAAAGGAAAATCTGACCCCGTGACGTCGCGCTGGCAAAACTTCGTTGCCGACCAGCTGTTCGCCCAAAGTTGGCCCGTAATGTCCGTGTATTTGTTCCTGGCATCGGTGACGCTCGTCGAATGAGGATCCTGCGCGAAGTTCACCACCGCGCTGCCTTCCACGTTGATGTTGTTCGTAAAGGTTAAGAGATCAGTGCCGGAGTAAGACGGGGACAACACAACCCAGTTGGAGTTTCCGCCCGTTTTGACACTCGGATCGGAAGGCTGATCAACCAGGCTCGCAACGACAACGCTGTCCCCGGTCAGGTTCACATGGCAGTTGATCCACTGATTGGCGATGCTGATGATGTGTTGGTTGGAGGTGACGTCGCTGTCCCAGCCGACGATGTTGCTGATCAGCGTGATGGGGCGGTTGTCGTCGACGGCATTTGCCGTGAACTCGAAAAACTTCGCATTCATCGTGATGCTGGAATCGTTCTCGGCTTGGATGCTCTGAATTACGGGATTGCCGTGAGGGCCATCGAAGCAGACGACGCATGGATTCGTGCCCTGCATGACACCCGCAGTTCCCTGGGAAATTTCGTAATATCCGGCGTATTCGATACTGAAAGCCCGGTTGATTCCGGCGATGGAAAAGTGATCGAACTTCGTGTAGGCGATGTTGGCGTTTTTCATCCGCACGCCGATGTCGGCATCGGTTACGTTGAAGTCGCTGATCGTGACGCCGTCCACCTGCTCGTCTGAAACGATGTCGTTGTCGCCGAGCGAAATGGCCGCGCCGGCGATATCCATCGTGGAATCACCGAAATGCTCGATAAGCCCGTTCCGAAAAGTGTTCCTTTGCGCTGTTGCGCCGGATTCCGCATCGATCATGTACCCGGTTAGGTTGGCCGTATTCGCGCCGTCGAGGCTGATCCCGTCGACCTTTGTTCCGTTCACGGCATGAACGTTTACCATCGCCGATCCCGTCGCGTAGGCGACGGATGGCGCGCTTCCTGCCCACTTGAGCATGCAGCCGCCGTCCAGACTTGATCCCTGCTGCAAATCGGTCGGTGGGCCGTAGAAATGAACGTAAGCGGGCAGCGTCAGGCCCGCGGTGATCTTATAAGTTCCGACCGGACAGAACAGCGACTTGCCGCCGGTTGATGCGTCCAGCGCCGTCTGGATGGCGGTGGTCGAATCATTCGTCCCGGTCGGGTCGGCACCATAATCCACAATCGACGGAAGCTCATTGTGCAGCTTCGTTTCGATGGCCGAAGTCTCGGCCGCCATCTGGTTGTGCAGCCCCGCCGTTACCCGGCCCTGCACGGCCCGGCTCGCGAGGTGCGACGCCGCCGCGGTTCCGTCGTAGCCGCGCCCATCCGCGTTCGGGCATGCCGATGATCCGACCGTGAAAGCCGTGCCGCTCGCGACAGCGCACACGGCGATCACCTCACTGTCGATCGTGATGACGCCCGGAGCGACGAAGCCGGAGGTGCTGGGAACCGTCAGAGTCGTGGAAGTGGAGTTTACGCCGAGCGAAAGTGTGCTGGCGTAGTTGTTCGATGCGATCTTCAGGTCAGAATTGGTCGCCACGCGTCCGGGGAAAACGGCCGTGCTCTGCGCAAGCAGTGATCCGGCCAGAAAAAGAAGACTCAGTTTTTTCATAGAACCTTGTTGATGGCGCGGAACTGCCGCGCCCAGCGATCGGCCCGGTGACGGGTGTATGTGCCCTGCATTGCCATCTGGGCTCCGCCCTGCCGGCGCGACTCCTCGTTCACCAGCTCGCCCACGCGTTTTTCGAACAGTCCCTCGTGGAGTTGCGCGGCGGCAAGATTGTTCACGCCGGGCAACATGCTGAGATCCGCCCTGCAGCCGGCCTTGAGCGCACCCGGCCGGATCCACGGCAAAAGCGCGACGCCGGTATCGGCGGTGCCGAAAGCCGTCTGTTCGGCGGTAAAGGAAATCAGGATCGAATAGACATTGTCCGGCGCCGGCCACAGTTCGAGCTGCATCGGAATCGGCGAGCCGCTGCCGTCCGCCCACTGGCTCCATCGCGTTGGCGGGCCCACCGCGATTCGCGCTGGATCCGTTACGTCGGCTGACGCGCGATCGCGCTTCTCGATCGGGATCGGCAGGCTGATGTTCCGCAGGCTGCGGACGATCCGACAGCTCGTCGGCAGCGTCAGGATCGACTGAGAGATTACGAAGCCCGCTGTCGCGTTCGGGTCGCCCTCGTACGGCCGGTCGAGCGTCGCGTGCGTCGCATCGACAAAGGTCAGCGTATAGGCTTCCGTGCGCCCGTCGAGGTGGATCTGGCGCCCACTCATTTGAGTGGTGAACGCCCCGTCCGTCAGGACGAGCGCCGTGCTTGCGTTCGTCGTCTGGATCGTGCCGGTGTTGTACTGGGCGACGGTCTGAATTACCGTCTCGGTATCGAGGCGGGACCACGGGAGCCGGTCGAGGATCTGCGTATAGCGGTCGTTGATGATCCCCTGGCGCACGTCGGCATCGACGCCCGGGAACTCCTTGGCAAGAAGAAAGTTGATGTCGCCGAACGTCGACATGGCTACGCCCTGCCTTCGACCTGCAGCGAGAAAGAGATGCCGGTGGCGACCGTTCCCGCGATCACAAGCTCGTAACCCAGCTGGTGGCCCAGGTTGCCATGCCGGACGGAGCCCGCCGCCAGGGTCTTGGTGGCGTTTGTCGAACTGATCAGCAGGATGCCTTCGTTCGTCGCCGCGCCGTTCGACGCCATGATCTGGGGTATCTGGTCCGCCAGAATACGCGCCATGTAACGCTTGGCTCCCGTCGTTATAACCTGCGGAAAGTGGATCAGGTCCCAGCTCGATACGCCGTCGCTCGTGGTGATGTAGACGTCGTACGTTTCATCGCCGGTGTCCCGCTCGGCGGCGGTGATGTCGAGCGTGACGACGAGTTCCCGGAAGCGATTCAGCTTCTGATCGACAGGCGCCAGTGAGAACGAGGCCGCCTTTGTGGCGGCCGCCTGCAGTTGCAGTTTTATGCGTTGCGGCGGCGTCATCCCTGTGGCCCTTAGTAAGTGAGCGCGATCGGTCCGGTCGACGCGGTGAACGTCGTGGGCGGAGTGATCGCGGCGGGCGTATTGAACACCCACGTGAAATTGGCGGCGTTGGTGTCGCCAAACGGCTGCGTGCGCAGCTTCGCCGTGGTTCCATTCGTGGCGACGCCAAGGTAGTAAAGTCCTGGCCCTTTCGCCGCATACGTCGCCGTAAAAGGCACACGCTGGAAAGTGGCTGTGGTTCCGACCGTGACGGAACTGTCGAGCGCCGAGGTGGCGAGAACGGCGCCCCCGGAGTCGAAAAGAAACACAACGACCTTGTCGGTACCGCCCACGCTGCCGATCAGGTAACTGATGCCGGTCAGGGTTTCATTCGTCGGGATGAAAACCTCGGACACCCAGATCTTCGTCGCGATCCCCGCGGTGTCCGTTCCGGTTGTGGTCGCGGCGGGGACGAAGCCGGCCGCATAATTGTGCGTCCCCGACGTCGCGGAAGTCTGCACGATACCCGCGGTGGAAGTGAAGACGCCACCCGAATCGATCTTTGTGAGGATCGTATCCGAGGAGTTCCTCACCTCGAGCGCGTCGACCGACTGGCCGGCCGCGAGTTTGATCACGAGCGGCTTATCGAGCGGAGAGAGCGCCTTGATTAACAGGGCGCGGAGTCCGGTCGGCTTCGCCTGCGCAAAGAGCAAGGAAGCTGCGAGCAGGATGCCGAGGGCGGCGCCGGAAACTTTGAAGCGAGTGGTCATGAAATTCGTCTCCTGAGATTTGGTCTCTTTTGGTCGTTAACGCGACATGTCGCGGTAAATGTCGCGGCGGTGTCGCATAAAAAGGGCGGCGTGCGGATGCAGAGGCCGCCCTCTCGTGGGGTATCCCTTAAACGCCCGGCGTCCCGTAGGTGCCGTAGTAATCGGTCCAGCCGTGCGACTTCTTGTACCGCATGGCGGTTTTGCCGCTTTCGGTGTCGAAGTCGTAGCCGTAGTCCGTATACGGCTTCCGGCGCCAAAAGAATTTCAGCCCGGTTTCCGCCGGCGGCGCAACCAGGAACCATGCCACGGTCGACGTCAGATAATGCCAGACCAGAACCTTCTCGATCGGCCCGGAGTCGCCGTGCTGGAAGGCGTTGATCGTGTGGTTCGCAGTGTCCGACCGCCAGTCGCGGCCGCCCAGAATTTCGTAGGCGCGCCAGCGCGTGTTCGACGGGACGACGAGTCGCGGCGTCGGCAGCCGCAATTTCTTGCCGCTGGAGTCCCGCATGTTCTCGTAGTCTGTGAGCGCCAGCTCGAGCGAAGTGACGTCGAGGTCCGCGGCGACGGAAAGCAGGTTCGATTGCACCCCGCCGACTTTGATCAGCGGATGCGATGCGCTGAAGAGAGCCACGCCGTCGGGGCCGGCGAAGGACCCGTTAAAGCCGTTATTGAAGTGCGCGGCCGGGTCGATCTCGATCGATTCCTTGGCCGAGCGGCCGAGTTCGATTCCCATCTTTTTGACAAGCGAGATCTTGTCGTCTTCGACAACGTCCTGCGACGTCATGAAGCCCAGCCCGTAGCGGAGATGCGTGAGCGTGGAATGAAAGCCCTGCATCGGCTGGTCGTAGCGAACCGGCGAGCCTTCGTTCACCTGCGTGAAGAGCCCAAGGCCGGTCACCTCGCCAAACTGCTCGATCGACCGGTTCGACGTTCCAACGTCGAAGATTTGCGAGTACTCGTCCGGGCGCTGGTTGTAGCGTTTCCAAATCACGCTGTTCAGTGCCGGCAGCATCGTGGTGCCGAAGAAGTCGGAAAATTGTCCTCTGATGATCATGGTGTTTTTCTCCTTCTTCTCCGCTTAGGCGGCGAGCGTCGAGGCAGGCGTCAGGGCATGCCGATTGAAAGACACTTCCACGCGCGAATTCGCGCCGTAGGCGTTGTCAGGCTGGCTGTAAAGCCGGTGGACGTGAACGTCCTTCGCGGCTGTAGTTACCAGCGTGCCGACGATGTGGCCCGAGATGCCGGTGTAGCCGGCGCCCGGGGCGGTCACGGACGGAGCGTTCAGCGTCAGGTTCGCGTTATAGCCCATCAGGGCGAGCGTCGACGTGTCCGAGCACTGGGCTTCGAACATCGCGTCGGGCGAGTTCATCACCACGTGATCGCTGAGCGTCGAGGCAAGACCCGCATTCAGGCTTACGCCGGTGAAAAGGGTTGTGCCGGGTGTGGACGTGCCGGAGACGTAGCCAGCTATGCGGCTGACTGCATCGAACATGTAAAGAGCCTGCGCGTCGCCCGAAGCTTTCTGATAAGTCCCGACGGTCGGAAACCCGCCGGAAAGCGTTCGGCCGAGCGGCCGCAGACCGTGCGGATTGTTTACGTTCGCCATATAGGCGGTTCTCCTTCAAGGTCTTGTTTTTTTTAAAAGCCCTCCCCATCGCCTTGAAGACCTAAATCAGAATCCCCGGGGTGAGGACCTTCCGGTCCGGGATTCTCGAAGTGCGCAAATGAGCGGCCGCGGAGGCTGCTACTGAGATCGCCTTCGTGCTTCGGAGTTCGGTTGACGACCCGCTCCCTGCCGGGATTCCGCGGGTCAAAATCTTCGCCGTACATCTCGCGCTGCGCATCGTGCGACTTCTCTTCGAAGCGCGCCTGGATGGCAGCGGCGCGTTCCTCCGGCATGTAGCCGAGGACAAGCGTGCCGAGCGTCACGGGGTTGCCGTTCTTCATGCAGATCTGATAGCCGCGGGTCATACCCTCGGAATCGACCTTGTCACGCGAAAGAAACTTCGGGCGCATCCCCGGCGGTACGTTTTCGCGGACGAGTTCCAGCATCGGATCCGACGCCTCGAAACCCATACCGCGGTCGAGGTCGTCGCCGCGCTGGCGGATTCGGCCGTGCGTCTCGTCGCGGATGATCGACGTGTGCGCGACGGTCTTGCCCTCGTTCTTTTCCACGTAGCCCTGGTCGGTCATTTCGTACGGGAACATCGCCCAGAGATGCTCCGGAACGGGCTCGCCGTTGATCGTGCAGTTCGAAAGATGGCGCGGGTTGGTCAAGTCGTTCTCGAAGACGCCGTCGGTCGCGATGAACGGGCGGCTTTCCCCCACTCCCTGACTCATCGCGGGGCGCTCTGCGAGTTCTGGTGGTCTTTTCGCCATTTGCTACCTCCGCCTTCCGCTGCCGGCGGCTTTGCGGATCCGCGTGGCTTCCTTCGAAAACTCCTGGTCCGTGAGGCCCATCTGGCGGGCGACATCGCGCGACTGGTCGGACATCACGAATTCGCCGCCGTCGCGACCTGTGCGGCTTTCCTTGCGTCCGCGATCGCCCGACTGTGACGCGATGTGGATATCACGCTCGGTACGGCTGGGCGGCGAGCGTAAGATCGGCTCGCGATCGTCTTCCTCGTCATCCTCGAAAAACTCTTCGCCGCCACGATCGGCGGTTCGGCGGTTTGCGGGCGTTCCGTCGCCCCCTTTGCCCTTGAGTTCCGCCTGGGCTGCTTTCGCGGCAAGGTACAAGGTGACCGGGTTCTTCGCCGCGGCGGGATCGAGCTTTACGGCGGCGCGGACATGTGCCGCGGTGGCCTTGTAAAGCTCGGACTCCGCATCGGCGAGATCCGGAAACTCCCGGATGACAACGCTTTCTCTCCCGACTTCGGTGCGCGCGTGACTGACAACCTGGGTAGCGGCCGTCTTAGCCGCCTTGCGCGATTCCTCGCGCACGATCTTTACGACCTCGGCCTTACGGACAAAACCGCGTTTCGCAAGGGCGTCGCGCCCGAGCTTCGAGAGGTCCTCGACGAGCGCGGCTGGATCTTCGGGCTCATCCTCGTCCTCTTCGGGATCTTCGTCTTTACCCCAGTCGATATCGACGTCATCACCGGGTGCCGGTGTTTCCGTCCGCGGCTGCCCGTTGCCACGGAAGAGATCGAGGAGCTGCCGGTTCGAGGTGCGGAGCTCCGCCACTTCGCGCTCGAGCGAGTCCGTGCGTTCGTCTTTCTCCGGTTTCTCGGGCGGCGGTTGCGCTCCCTGCGGTTGCTGCTGTTGCTGCTGATCGCGCTGGGGCTCCGGATCGGGCGCTTCGAAGGGCCTGCCCATCAGATTGAGTGAGGTGAAGCCTCCCATTTACCGGCGGCCTCCCTTCACGTTGTTCAGGCGGGGGTTGGACTTCTTCGCTGCCGGGCTCGCCTTGCGCGTCATTGATGCGAGGATCGCGCCGGCGTCCTTCATCGGAACGCCTTCGCGTTTCGCGATTGATTTCTGGGCGCCCTTAAATCCGGGATGCGATTTCGCCATCGTTAACAGCCCACCGGCTTGCCGGGTTTCACGCCGTTCGAAATTCCCGTGCCGGCACGCATGCGGGCCGCGGTCGGCATTGGCGCCGCCGTGGTCTTGCGCATCGCGCGGGGCGCGGGCATTCGGCTCGGTTTCGAAATCGGAAGCATCTGCTTTTTCGCCATCTTCTACACGCCTTTGCGTTGCCCATAAAGCGTGCCCCTGAGAAGGTCGGCGCGCTTCCGCTCGTAGGCATCGCTGCACGTACGGCAGAGCAACTGGTAGATTCCGTCTTTGGGGACGAGGAACATTTTGAGTTCTGCCGGGTTATCGCCAGCCTCGAGGCGCAGCCTTAGCTCCGCCCAGGTAACGCGGCACTCGAAGCATCCTTTTGGGGCGCCGTCCTTCGCGAGCGCGTCGATGTTCGCGTCGTGCCACTCGCGGCAGCGGAGGCACATCACGACGCCGCCGATACCGATCGGGAAGACCTCGTGCGGGTTCCGGAAGACCGAGCAGTAGTGACAGCGGACGCTGACAACATTCGGCGCGTTCACGCCGTCTTTCTCTCGAGAGCGTCGATGCGCCGGCCGTGGTCGACGTGGCGCTCGTCCGCCAGTTCTCTCCGGACGAAGGTGTCGTCGAGGTCCTGCAGGAAGCCGGCCAGCTTGCGGTCGATGAGCGCCGAGATTACGAAGACGGCGAACGTGGAGACAGCGCTCGACGCGACGACGAGTGCTGTGACCGCCTCCCACGGAACTGACTGGCTTCCTGCCAATGTCGACCTGCTGTTTACTTTGCTGCGGGTACGGGACTCGCCGGCTGTGCGTTGACGGCGACGACGGCCATCTGGACACCGGTCTGAATCAGTCTGGTTGCTGCGCCTGCGAGTTCGGGTGGCAGGTTCTTCTGCACCGCGGCCGTTGCCGTGTTCAGGAGAATGTTGCCGATCGCCGCGGGATTATCGTCGATCTGCTGCGCGACGGGCCCCACGTATTTCGTCAGGACGGCGGACACTTCCTGCACGGTCCGGTTGGGCGTGAGCGCCGCGATGTCCTCGACGATCGGGATCGCGTGGGGCAGGATGTCGGCCACCTTCGCCAGATCGGCCTCGACAGCGTCGACGACCTCTTTTGCTTTGCCGCGCGTGAAGAACGATTCGACCGCGCCGAAGAACTTCTGAAACACGTTTGCCATTTACTCTCCTGAGTTCGGGGATTTCGCAAAGTAGAGGAGCACGGCGACGACGGCGCCCATGGCGGCCGCCTTCATGTGCTGCGGGCTGAAGTCGAAGTTGCCTTCGCTTATCCAGTGCTGCAGGACCGTCGCGCCGGCGCCAATGCCGACCGCGAGTGCGCCGTGTAAGCTCTTTGCGAGTTTGCCCATTGCGCTCGGGTTATCGGCGCGGGCGGACGGACGGCTTAGAAAACGCCGGCGGCTCCGGCCGCGCGGACGACGCCCGAGCCGGTGGTCAGAATGTCCTTGATCGTCCCGCCTACGCCTCGTGGGGCGACGGCTTTCGATGTAAACGTGTGCACGTCTTCAGTGATGCCCGTCAGGTTCTTCAGAAACAGGGGCGAGTCTTTCGTTATTTCGGCGCCGGTTCGCTCCGCCTCGCCGAGAAGCCCGTTAACGCGGCTCCGCATACAGCCGCCGTAGCCCGTTCCGTCGCTGTGTCTGCAGGTGATCTCCGGTTCGAAAGAGAGCCACGCCGGCGACGCCGCGAGCTGGTCCGGAAGGATCGTGTATCGGTTCATCGCGAGCGTGACGGATCCACGCGGGCCGACGAGCTGGTCGGCTGCGAGGGCGAGCGTATGGTTTGCCGTGCCGAGCTGCGAGGAGATTTCGTCCTGCACGAGCCCCAGCCGTCTGTCGACGGTGGCCGGCAGCGCCTGTGCGATCGCGAGCGCCTGCGACGAGCGGTCGTCGGCATTCTTTCGCGTGCGATCGAGGACCTGCAGCGCCAGGTGCACTTCGTCGAGGGCGCGGTTCGCTTTGCCGTCCACCAGGTCGATTGCGCGGTTGACGTCGCGGTCGCCGCGGTCGAGGCTGTCTTTCGCGTGGCGCTCGATGTTGCCGGCGGCGGCGTCCACCTGATCGATCGCCGCGGCGACGTGGATCCCGATCAGGCCAACGATGCCCACGATCGCGACGAGGGCGGCGGATTTGACGGCTTCGTACGGTGTCATCAGATGAGCGGACTCACGTTCGCGGTGTTCCGGAAAATAATGTTCCAGGAATAGCTTATGTGCCCCGGCGCTGCGAGGTCGCCCTCGTCTACCGGCCCAACAATCTTGTACGGGAAGTACCCGGAGGCCAGGTCGCCAGCCTTGATGGTGCCTTGCACGTGCGAAATCTGAGCCCAGGTAACTGCGTCATATAAATACCAGTCAATTAGCCCAGTTGGTTCCCCAGTGCCCGGGAAAAGCCCGCCGGATCCGGGCGTAAAATCCAGATGCATGCTGCTGTAGTACTCTGCGCCCTGCGTCAACGGGACATCTGGCGTGTGCCCCGTCGAGCCATCCTGCCACGTGCTCTCGATGTTTGCGCAATAACAGCCGGTAGTGCCGTTCCGCAGCTGCAAAACACCATACGGTCCCGCCCCGGAATATAGGCCGTGGAAGGTGAAGAGATTCCCGGCGTTGCCATCATCGTTAGCTCCCGGGATAAAGAACCCCGCCACGGTCCCATAGGGAATTTCGCTGTACGGGTCCTGGTAATTCAAGATGAGCAGCGGACCGGTCTGATACTGCGGGGTCGCATGATCATAGGCGTAAGACTGGGTGGCGAAAGTGGTGTCGTACAAATCACCGTCGACAACCTGAATCTTGCTGTGCAACGGTCCCTGCGATGCGCCGACGAACTGCGGCGGGTTAGTGATCGTAGCCCCGAAGATGTCGCCGCCGTTGACATTTCCGAACGCGCCCGTCACGCCAACATCCGCGCTCATGGTCGCGCCCGGCGTCGCCCCATTCAGGGACATAAAGGTATCGACGGTAAGCGTGGAGGGTGGCGCGGAGCTTCCATACAGGATCCCGCTTACCGAGTTGTCGCTCACTCCCTGCGCCCAGCCTGGGGACGCCATGGCAAGCAGAGCAAACACGGCCTTACTTTTCATACGTGATCGAAGCTCCCTCGCTATTCGTCGCCGAGTCCATCCACCAGTTGTTCAGGTCATGGGAAACGCCGGGAACCTGGTTGAGGGGAATCGCCTGCCCGGCTGTCAGGCAGACGCCGGTGTTTGTGCTGACAAGGGTGGTCGAACCGCCAACGCAGATTTTTCCAGTGTTCGAGGAGAGCGCTTGGATCGTTCCGGAGACGAACGGCGTCGACGACGACGCCAGCCTTACGGGCGTCCCCGCCGTCGTGACGGTCTTCAGGATCGTTGTAACGCTGAGCTGTGCGATGGCGGTCCAGCAGATTACGAAAAATGCGACTAATTTCCTCATTTGTTTCCTTTGTTCCCGCGCGCTTCGGTCGCGATGATCTCGGGTACTTTGAGGGCGAGTTCGAGGGCGAGGATCATTCCGCGCGTTTTATCGCCGCAGCCGTCGCCTTCGATTAACAGCCGAACGCGCCGCGCGTGCTCTTCGCGGATCCGCTTCGCGACCAACGCCCAGCCCGGCGTGCGGAGCGTCTCCTCGATAAATTCACTGTCCAGGCGGTCGACTTCCCGGTCCATGTTCAATCCGCTCCGTTGGCAATGCCGACGCCGGCGAGGTGGACTCCAAGAAGGTCGTTCGGGTCGGATGATCCGGTCCCGCGTTTTACCCGCAGCGCGAGCTCCAGCCGCGACTTGCACCCGAGCTTCTGGTACATCTTCGAGAGGTAGACCTTTACCGTCCCTTCGCTGAGCGAAAGCCGAAAAGCAATCTCTTTGTTCGCGAGCCCTTCGCTTACGAGCGTCGCGATCTGCCCCTCCCGTCTGGTCATAGCGTTGCTCCCGCGGGCGCCGGCGGTCCGGACGGTCCGCCCGCGGGCAAGCCCGGCACAATCCCGCCGGCTGCAGGGGATTGGAGGACCTGTTGCGCCGGCGTCGGCGGAATCGGCGACTGCTGTTGGGGCGCGAGCGAGCGGACGATCTGATTCACCATGGACTGCATCAGCATCTTCTGTCCTTTTTGCGCCTTGTGCTCCTGGATATGAGCCGCCATCTGATTGACGGCTGCTTTGTCGTAGCTCTGCCCTTTCATCTGGACGTAGTCGACGAGCCGGCGCTGGTGATCCTGCAAGTGGAAGTCGTCGTTATCGGCGGGGTTGACGTGCACGTCCTCGCCGCGCTGGATCATCGACCACTCTTCCTTCGGGTTGCGCGGCCGATCGGCATCGGGTGGCTGCGGCACGATCGACGCGAAATCGTCGTCGCCGAGCGCCTTGTGCATTCGGTTGGTCACAAGCCACAGAGCGGTTGGGTTCTGGGCTATAAGCGGGTTCTGCAGGTCGAGCTCGTAGAGCTGCAGGGCTTTCTGTTTGTCCGCCTCGCGCGACCATACGTTCGTCGCGAACTCGATGTCGAAATCGTACATCCCGCCGCGCTCGCTCGGCGTCATGTACGCGCCGCCGTGCTTCGTATCGAAGAGCCCGTCGGCGTCGTCGCCCGTCACGCGGAAGAAAACATCCTCGGTGCAGAACTGCTGATCGAGCTCCCAGATGTCGCGTGCGATCGCGCCGACGTCTTCGCGCAGGAACCGCATGTCGAGGTCCGCCCGGACGTTGCCTTGCTGGATAAGCGCGATCTGTCCGGTCGCGGTCCGCGGCGCGTTCGGCCGGTCGATCGCGCGGCCCATCGCCTGGTCTGAGTTTCCTGTCACCCGCTCGGCGTATGCCAGTACGGACTGTTCTTTGACAACGCAGCCCTGCAGGTCCGCCTGGACTTTTACCACGTTCACCTTCTCAGGGTGCTCGCTCGGGATCGCCTCGCCGGGCCCGTACTTCTGCGCCTTCGGATCCCATCCGGAACTGGGGCTATAGAAAATGAGCGGCCACACCGTGAGTTGCTGAGCATCCGTGAACAGGTTGTGGTTCGCCGAGGCCTCCGCCTCGATTTGTTCGAGCATCTCGCCTATTCCCATCGGCCACCGCGTGCCGTCGCGGTAGCTGAGCGCCTCGACGAACGGGCGGCGGTGCTGCATCTTCGGGTACAGCGTCATCAGGTCCTGGACGCCGATTACCATGTCGCTCAGGTCCGGCAGCGTACGCACGACGATTTCCTGCTCGTACATCGAGCGGCGAGAAAAGTCGAGGGGGTCTGCGTCCGTCTCGCCCTTCAGCAGCGGCCGCCAGCGGCCGTACCATTCGTGGACGATGAGCGAGTCGCCGGCGGATTGTGAGTGGGAGTAGAGGACGCCTTCGTCGAGGTCCTTCTCGGCCTTGATCTCCTCGCCGATCGGCTCGCGCTGCTGCCGTCGGCCGAGTTCGACGATCCGCGAGAAGTTCTGCCGGATTCCCTGGTAGATGGTGCCGTCGCCGCGCAGCAGCTGGTCCGGCGTCGCGCGGTACCGCCGCATGATGAAACTCAGCTCGTGCAGGCTCTCGACATCCTCGGCCGGCTCGATTACGTCGTCGGGCCACAGCGGCAGGAAGTCCGGCCCCTCGTAATAGATCTGCGATTGCACCTGCTGCTCGCCGCGGCGCCCGGGTGCCATCGTGTCGAATCGCTTCTGCACCCACGGCCGGTAAGCGTACGTGTGGCCGAACAGGATCTTGCGGAAGATAAAAACCGATAGCGGGTTCAGCATGCGCATCGAATTGAACATGCGCCAGCTTACGTACAAGCCGACCTTTGGGGTCAGGCTCTCGTCGTTCGGTCCAACCGGTTTCGCGATGATCTGCGCGTCGTCGCCGAAGAGCGCTCCGTTCTCGCGCGCCCACTCGGTGAACTGGTTCCATTGCGTGACAGGCACGCGGAAATTACTTTTCAGCTCGTCGCCGGCGCGCGGCGGATTCACGCGGCCGCGGAATGACTGGAAGTAGGCACGAAACTTTTCCATCCGCTCGTTGTGGTCGATGATCGCGCCGCGGTAGTCTTCAGCCACGCGCTGACCGAGGCGCTGCAGCTCGGCAGCCGGGAGCTTGAGCTGGAAGGAGCGAGGCACGGGTTTAGCCGCGGCTCCGCTTGAGATTCACGAGCGCCCAGGCGGTCAGGTCGATGCCCTGCTCGAAAACGCAAAGCGAGTCGCCACCCTCGGGCGTGGCAAGGTGGAAGTGCAGGTGTATGAGTTCGTGTACGAGGGTCTGCTCGAGGTCCGGTTGGGCGTCACCGCGATCGACGGCGTCGGCAATTTCGACGTCCGCCTCTTTGAACCGGTGCCTCACTCGCGCGCGGCCGAAGCATTCATCCATGTCCCGCATGCGTCGGATACGCACGGTGATCTTCCAGTCCAGAAGGCGCAGGACCTGCTGCCACTGCCGGCAGAGTTCCTCGAGTTCCTGCTCGCTCATACGCGTCCGCATGCCGCGGCGAACGCGAGGAAGGCTGCGGCGAGAATTACCCAGCCATTTCCTATAGCGATGTACTCGGTGTACATCCTTCCATCAGGGCGCGGTGCCCGCCGCAGTTCAAATGCGAATAGTTCGCGCAGCCATTCCATGTCCGGGTTATCGTCCGCGCGTTCCGCGGCGCTTAAGGATGACCTGCGCTCCCACCCGGTAGGGATTCAACGTCGACTGGGGCGACGGGGCGAGGCCTACCGCGTTGCAGAACGTCAGGAATTGCTGAGTCCGTTTTTTCTCGGCGCGGGCCTCGCGCATGCACTCACGGACCCGGGCGCGCCGGGCGTTGATCTGCGCGTCGGGCGACGGGGGCAGGCATGGCATCTCGCGCTCCCTATCGCCGTGCCCGGCTCGCGCGCTTAGTCAGCCGACGCGGGCTGTTCGGCCTTTGCCGCTAGACGAGGAACCGGCGCCAGCTCGCGATTGCATCGCGGTTATGTGCGGACAGGGCTTCATAGCCGGCGCGCGCCGCGCCCCGGTCCCCGAGCAACCGCATTCCGGCCTCGGCGACTTCGACGGCGTCGTCGGGGTTCACAATCCAGTTGCCCGGCACCCAGTCGATCGCCGGCCCGACGACGGACGGCACGCCCTCGGCGATGCCGTCTGCCGTGACGCCGTTGAAGCTCTCGGTAAAGGAAGGCTGGAGCAGCAGGTTCATTCGACGCACGGTGCCCCGGCGGAATTCGAGCCACGTCGACCAGGGCGCCTCGACGAGCGTAACTTCCGCTGCGCTCGCGAACAGTTTCCGGATATTAGCGACCACGGAGGTTGCACCGTCGCCTTCCGTCCTGCCGGCGGATACCCAGAGCTCCGTCTTTACGTTGAAATGGTTTGCGATGATCCGTGTTGCCCAGGCCGCGGTGGGCAGGTTTTTCAGAATGCGCGTCGCGCCGAACGCGCCGATCCGGAGCACGTCCGGATTGTTTGGCCGCTTTCGTTCGATCGGCCCGTGTAGAAAGTACAGGTTGGGCAGCAACGCGCAGGGGGCGTTGTAGGCGCGGCTTACGGCGCGGCAGAACTTCGCGCTGTTTGCCGCGACGCGGAAGTTATGCGCGCGCATCTCAAGTGCGACCTGTTCGCCGAGTACTCCCGTCGACCAGTTGTCGACGCCCAGGAATCCTACATTCGAGTGAAAGACGACGGCGAATCGGAGCGCGGGGAATTCCGCGCATAGTTTCTCAAGGAATGGGGTGTCGAAGAAAGGCGCGCACATCACCAAGGCGGTCACTCCCGGCCAGGCGCCGGCGCGTAGCCTGGCTCGAAGCTGAAAGCCGTCGACGACGGCGTGCACCTCGGCGGGTATTCCGTGTTCGGTTAACATTTCAGCCGCGTTCGCGGCCGTTACGCCGAGTCCGGCGTGGCAAGCATTTGGGTTGTCTGCAGAAGGATTTTTGTAGGCGACGATGACTTTCATCGCTCCGGCTATCGCCGCGGTCAGGCCGGGCTCTTAGCGGGCTCCACCTCCGTCGAGCCTTTCTTCTCCTGCGCTTTGGAGTGATCGGTGGAGCGGGCCCCCTTCGCGAACCGTCAGGGTGCATTTCAGCCACCGCAATACTGCCTTGCCGATCGCCGGTACCCGGAAAGCGTCCGGGTGGTCGATCGCTCGGACGTAGAGCGCGACTTCTCCGAGCGCCAGGATGATTTTGCGATCGTCACGGTGCCTGCGCCTTCGGCGTCTCGGCTTACAGTGCATCTCGACGTTCTCGCCTCGGATGATGTACATCAGTCCTCCTCCGCTCTCGGCCGCTGCGCGCCGAACCGCCCGTACCGTACGATCTGCGCCACGCTGCGCAACGCGCCACCGTCCCCTCCGAACTCCCGCTGCTTCCGCTCCAGTTGCTCGCGTGTCAGCCGCGGCGCGTGCTTGAGTCCGACGATCGCGAGCGCCAGCGCAAGAACGTCGTCGTCGTGGTTTCCCTTGCCGCGCTGCGCGCGCGCCACGCCGTCGGGCCAGATCACGAAGCCCAGGCATTCCTTCAGCGTGTTGGCATCCCGGATGATCACGCTCATCTCGTTGACGGCCTCATCGAGCCCGGAGACGAGCAACGGTCGCGTCGCCGTGTTCGTCAGGAATCCGATCTCGTCCAGCATCGGCGGCCGCCGATCGCCCGGCACGCGGCGTTTCACGTGAATCCGTTCGAGTGGGTATTTCAACCGGAGTACTTCCTGGATGACAGCCTGCCCGTGGTTGTTCGCTTCGATCACGAGGTACGCCCAGTTGAACCATTTGCCGAGCTTGCAGAGGTATTCGGCGAAGAGCGGCGGCGTCCAGCGCTCTCGGATCTTGGCGACCTGTTCGCCGGAGCTCGTATCGAGGGCCTGTGCGCTCGAGTAATCCGGATCCGAGTCGGCCTCGTCGCCGGCGCGGTAGTTTGGATCGGCTCCGGAAGCGGGATCGGCGCCGATCGCGTACAGCTTGCCCGGCTCAGGCCGCCTGTACAGCAGCAGCGGGCCCGGGGGCGCGTCCTCGCCGGCCGCGCGGAAAAGAATCCGTTTCTGCAGCAGTTCGCTGCGCGCGTCCGTTTCGACGCTCTCCAGTTCGCCGGTGATCGGATTGCGGATGATTGGCATGCGTGCGAGCGACACGTGGGTGAACCGCGGGCGCCCGCTGAGGAGGAACGCTTCTTCCGGACACGACGGGTATTCCTGCGCGAACTGTTTTTCCGATCGACCGCACTTATTTGTGATTGCCCACCGGCGCCAGTGGAGCTGCTCGAACGTGAGGTTGTAGGTCCGCTGCAGCACCCGCTCGGCGCCGGTCAGCGATCGGTCGAACTCGTCGTCCGGCACGCTGAGCCGCATTGTGTTCGCGGGATGCTCCCACCAGGCGAGGAAGACGGTGTCCCATCCGGATCCGGAACGCGGATCGGACGCGTCCATCCAGTCTTCGTAAAACTCGCCGCTGGCGCCGTTCGCGGTCGATTCCTTGAACGCCATCGTCTCGGCGTCATCGGGCATCGTGCTCAGCAGGCCGAGGCAGACGCTTCGCATGTGCGCGATGAACGCGGCTTCCGAGATGTGGAGGAAGTGCAACCCCATCGCGCGGCCGATGTCTTTTGAGCCCGCGGTGGCCACCCGGAGCCACGACGAGTTCGCGTAGCGAATTATCTGGCCCTCGTCATTTCCCGCCTTGGCGCGCGCCGGGATCTCGATCGCGCAGTTCAGGTCCGCGCCTGCCGGCTTGTAGCCCTTGGCGAATTGGTTGTAGTAGTCGAAGATTTCCTCGGCCGAATCCTTGCGATGCGCGACGACGAGGCCGTGACGGCCGGGCCAGAACGTGACGTGCTTGAAGCCGTGCGTCGCGATGCCGGCGGACATGAAGACGCGCCGCGCCTTCACGCTGATGATCCGGATCGGCTTGCCCTGGCGGCGCTGCTTCTCGATCGCGAGGTTCAGCTTGTGCGGGCCGGGAAACGTCCGGAACGGCACCGGCATGCCCTGCTGATTGCGGATAGTGAGCGATTCCTCGGCCCAGCGTTCGTGATCGGCGAAGCGGCGGATCGCGGACTCGATGCGGCGCCGCTGGGCCTGGGTCGGGTGCTGCGGGATCGTCACAGCGGGTCGTCGTGGTTTCCGTCGTGGTCTTCGTCGAGGGCGGCGTTCGCGAGTTCATTAAGGCGAACGACGAGCATGTCATGGGCTGCGCGGTCGATGGGGGAACTTAAATCCCTTGCCTTTGATGCCCGCTTCCACGCTTCGACCACGCCGAACGCCGCGCCTTGGAAGCTGCCGAAGCCGCGATGCGGCGGCAGCAGCGCCGGGTCGTGCGGTAATGCGGTTCGGTATTGGCCGTTTCGGTGAACTACTGGCACGCAGTTGCAAAGTTCCAGAGGGTGCCCACATTGCCTGCAGGCATTGCGGGCCCAAGCCTCGGCAACGCCCAGGATGCCACCCGTCGGTGTTTCTTCTTCCCTTATGAACGGGGGCCGCAGCGGGGAGGTTGTGAGGTTGGCGTACTGAGGTATCGACGGTAGCGTGGGCGTCTCAACCTCCAGGACAATGCTCACCTCCGGGCTCCGCTCGTTCCGTTCGAGCGCGATTCCAGTCAGCGTTCGGCCTTCCAGCCCGCACTCGTTAGCGGCCTGCGCGACGGCGCGGATTACCTCGGCCGGGTAGTCGGCCACGTTGGCGACTTCGAGGATCGACGGCGTTTTTACGCGGAAGTACTCGCGCTTCGGCCCGGGTTTGATAGTGTCACTCACAGGCTCAACCTCCCTTGTTCTCCCTGGTTACGCAGCGTCGTCAACGCTTCGCGGTGCAGCTGCGAGACCCGCGACGACACAACGCCGAACTTCGGCGCAATGGCTTCGAGCGTCTGCCCTTCGATGTAATGCAGCCACACAAGAACCGCTAAACGCCCGGGTAGTCTGCCGATCGCGTCGACGGCCCGCACTTTCTGGGCGGCCAGCGCTTCGTCGGCGATGAGTTGCTGTTCGATCGAGGCCTCTGTGTCCTGGCGCGCCTCGCTGGTTTCCTGGTCGAGTCCCGCGGCGTTCGAATTCGTGTAGTGCCGGCGCCGGACGGAATCGACGCAGGCGCCGCGTACGCGCTGCTGCATGTAGAACGCGAACGGAACGTTGAAGGCGGCGTCGAACGTCTCGGCCGCCTGGATCAGTGCCGTCCTGGCAACAGCCGGCAGTTCGTCCCGCATATGTAGAGGAAGGCTTGATGCGACCGAGCGGGCGATCCGGACCGCGAGGGTGGTATGGTCCTCGACGAGTTTGTTGCGAGCGATCAGTTTCTCGCGGTCGATTTTCTTCCTGCGCCAGACCCGCAACACCGTGGTCTGCGAGACCTTCACGCGTTTCGCGATCACGTGAGACCCGAGGCCGTCGCCGGTGAGGCGGACGATCTCGTTCTCCTGTTCCGGGGTGATGCGGTTCGGTATTGGCCGTTTCGGTGAACTACTGGACGAATCGAGTGGGGGAGGGGGAAACATGCGGGTGTGTTTCGGTACCTGTTTCGCCCTGTAAGATCGCCGCTGCCGCGCGGACTCTTAATCCGGCGCGGACCTCTCAACCGTCAGGCGCCGGTACTCGAGGACAAAATCCTCGAGCGTGCCTCGCAGCGTTCCGCCGGCGCGGTCCGCCGCCTCCTTCGCCGCGTTGTCGCTCACGCTATGAAAATCAATCAGTTCAACCATTTTGCGCAGTCTGTCGACCGCGCGCAACCGCATGAGGTGGTCGGCTTTTCGGCCGCCGGGCGTCATCGCTTTTAGCGCCTGCTCGATGGCGTCGAGCGAGCGCGGGATCATGCTGGAGATCCGCTGCCGGTGCGGTTCGAGGAGATTTTGAGCGATCTCGCGCGTCCGCGGATCCCGCTGCAGGTTGGCCGTGTGCTCGGCCGTGATCCCCAGTTGGGGCGCGAGCTGCTCCGGCGGGAGCGGATGCGGGCTGAGGAGATTCGCCGCGACTTTCGTCCGCCGGGCGCGCGCCGTGATCTTCGTCGAGGATGCCATCCGACCGTACAATCGGCAGCGCTGGCGCGAGACTGAGGCGTCAACGCCGAACTCTCAGTGTTTACAGTGTCTTAGGATCGATTCCGTTGCAAAACCTTTTGCTTTTGCAACACGAAAATCGCTCTCGTAAGTCCTGTAGATCCGTGCTCTCCAGATGGCTATTTCAGGGATGGTTTTGCAACACCCGCAAGCCGGCGCGAGACGGTCGCGAAGTTGACCCCGAGTTTGCCGGCGATCGCCCGCAACCCGTGACCCTGTCTCTGGAGCCGAAGCGCCTCATCGATGGAGAATATCCGTTTCGGACGTCCGCAGTGTTTCCCCTGCCGTTTCGCCTCGGCGATGCCGGCGTTCACCCGCGCCACAATGATCCGGCGCTCGAGCTGGGCAAGGAGGGCGAGCAGTCCCCGCTGGAATTCGGCGAATGGGTTGTCGTCTCCAGTGTCCACGTTCTCGGTTGTCGAGATCAGCCGGACCTTCCAGCGGTACAGATCGAGCGTCGTATTGACGTAGTCCTTCATCGAGCGCGCGAAGCGATCGATCCGCCAGACGAGGATCACTCCGACCCGCCCCTCCCGCGCCGCGGTCAACATTGAATCGAACACCGGCCGCTTTTTGACCGAGCTCTCTTTCTCGAGGAACTCGACCGACTGCCAGCCCATCCGCTTCGCGTAGGCGCGGAGGTCGTGGAGCTGCATCTCGTACTGCTGGTCTTTGGTCGAAACTCGCGCGTAGATCGCGGCGGTGATGGTTGGCTGGGTGAGGCGACGCACGCCTGGGTAGTCGTCGCGGCCAGTCTGCTCTATGATCGTTAGCACGACATGTCGCGGCAAATGTCGCGGTGGTGTCGCATAGAAATTCCCGGAGGTTCCTTATGGAATCACTGCAAAACTTACAAAATGGATACGACGCAGCCTCCTGGCTTCCAAAGTTGAACGCCGCAGAAGTGCTCGGTATCTCCGCTCGCCAACTCGAGCGCCTCGCCGCGAAGGGTCAGATCGAGACGCAGCTCACGGCCCGCGATCGCGGCCGCGGGAAGCTCGCACTCTATGCGCGGGCCGATCTCGAAGCGATCCTCGCCGGCCATCCGAACAGCCATGCGGTGCCAGTTGACCAGGAAGCGGACGGGAATGCTCCGGCCGGAGCTCTCCAGCTCAACCCGGCTCAACCCGCGGCGCCCGCCGTAGCCGTCCGCAAAACGGGCGGGGAAGCGATGGCGGTCTCTTTTCTGCAGCAACTGGCTGCGAGCTTCGCCCCTGCGGCGCCGTGCAAGCCCTGGCTGACACTGACGGAGGCCGCGGAATACTCCGGACTCCCCGCGGCCTGGCTGCGCCGTCAGGCGCGAGCTGGTGCGGCGTGTGCGGTCAACGTCGGATCGCCCGCTTCTCCGCGGTGGCGGTTCAGCCGCGAGTTGCTCGGCGATCTTTCGGCCGTGCGTCCCGATTCGGCCTCCGCGTAGCGCCTCGATCGCCCGGACGGCGAGGTTTCCACGTCATAGATTGCCTTTGGGTTTCTGGTGCTGTCGGCCGATCGGGATACTGCTCGGATTGACAGTATCGTGCAGGCGGCCTAAGGAAGCCGCGCGGGCCGCGCCGCCCTTTTCAACAGCACACCCGCTTATTACCGTGAGGGTTTAGTCCCTATACCTAATACAAGGTATCGGTCTGCCAAAGTGGCAAAGACTATGCAGGATCGAGCTGGTATCTGGCACAGTCTTTGCCAGTCCGGAGCGCGGCTGAGGGAATTCGCGGTCTAAATATTCAGGCTCGACGGGACCGGGACCGGAAATACGTCGGCAACAGCACCACAATGGGCGGTATTTAACTCGACTTACGCCGGATTCGCTGTTTGTTCGGCTAGTAATGCCGCGGGACCGCGGTGGTCTGGGGTTAGGATCGCGGCCCGCGAGTGCCTGTCGCGAGGGTGGGAACGAGAGTGTCTAATTGCCAGCGTTCGACATACCCGCCGATCCGGAGGCGCACGAAGTCAGGCGTGATGGGATTCTTGTTGCCCGTCTTCACGCGAGTTTGGCGTATCGCGTAAACCATCGACGCGATGTCCATCACAGGCGGAATAGGGCGCGCGCCGCAGGCTTGCGCCACGTGCCCCCAGAGGTAACGCGCGTCTTTTACGTCCGCCGCGCCGCATACATTCAAGAGCGCGAGCTTCAGCTCCTCGAGGTCCGCATCGGATTTCTTCGGCAGCGGGGCCGGTGCCGATTTGGAGGGCTCGTCGACGGGCATTCGCCGGGCGTGTGCGCGCGGATCAGCTTCGGCGGCGAAGTGATTTAACTTCCATGATTCGAGTTCCGCCGGCGTCAGATGTCTGCGACCCTTCCCGATTACATAGAAGGCGCGCTTGCCGACAGTTCCGATCTCGGAATCGTCAGCCCATTGCTGCAGAATTTCATCGAAGCGCAGTATCCGCCAGTTTGTGCCGAACGGGCTCGTGCTGGAAGACGTGCGCGATATCGATTCGACATCCCAGCGCTCGATGAACTTCTTCTTCTCCAGCGCGACGAGGCAGTGCGCCACCGTCCGCAGCGGCATGGGCTCACCGGGCGCGTCGGAGTGAATATTCGTGAATCGCACGGTTTCCTTTTGAATGCGCCTGATGCTGGCATTCAAAAGCAGGTCGCCGCGATCGCGGCCGTCTTTCCCCATCGGCAGGGGTTTGGGCTTGAGCGTCCACATCGCCTTCAGCACAATCGAATAACTCATGATCAGCGCGTGCTGCGCGAGCCAGGCGAAATGGGGCACGCCGCCGTTCTTCGCGACGTCCGGTGGCCGCGTGCAATAGAAATCGCCGCGCGTCTTCGCGCGTTTCTTCGCGGCGGTCTGGGCTGCGCTGCTCAAGCCTTGACACCCTCGCGCTGCTCTTCGCCTAACGCGGTATCAATGCGGATCAGCAGATCTTCTGACCGCCGCCGAAGCCGCCGATCGCGCCGCACGGCCTCGACTTCATTCCTGTCCGTGGCATAGGCGGGGGGATAAAGGGCATCTCCGATCGTCACGGACTCAATTGATGCCTCGATGTGCTCGTTGAGCTTATCCAGCAGAGCTTGCAGCATGCGCATCTCGCGATGGTTCAAGATAAGATCGCCCATCGGCATCTAAAACCACCTCTGCGGATTCGCGATCGCGATGCAGACGTCATCACCGGCGCGGATCGGCAAGCCGATCGTCTCCGCCGCGCGGATGATTTCCTCGACTTCTCCGCCGCCCTTCCATTTCAGATATGCGGCGATTCGCTCGAGCGTCTCGCGCGGCATTTCCGCGAGGTCGAAGAAATAGACGAGCTGCGGTTCGCTGAAGCCCTCGATCATCACGCGCTCCGGAATCGGTGTCCGGATGAAAAACGTGCACTGTCCGACCGCCCGCTCCCATTGCGCTCCGCGCGAGCCGGTGATCGTGGCGGTGAAATCGCGGGCCATCAGTGCGGCGCCTTCTCCGCTATTTCGTACGGTGTGAAGTCCGGATTGCCCTCGTTCAGCCGATTCACGAGGCCCAGAATGCGGCCAGACGTGATCGGGAATTGCCCTTCGAGCGCCGCGCCTGTCGCAAAGCCCAGCACGATCAACAGCATGTTCCAATCGTCGAAGTTCATCTCGATCGATACGCGATCGCCTTCGCGTTTCCAGCTCATTTCTCCGGCGCTCCCGGGCCATCGATCAGAAAACTGAACGGCGAGGCATGCCCCTTACAGGCGACCAGCGTGAAGTCTTTTCGAAGGCAGAGGGTCAAGCGCTCGTAGCAGCCGCGATCGATCTTCGCTTGTGCCCAGAACATCTCTCGCACGACGTCGGCGAGGTCCGCGAGCAACGACGCTTCGCGCCGGTGCTCATCCTCGAAGTTCTTTTCGAGTGCCGCGCTGGCCTGTATCTCCTGTACCGCCGAATCTGTGCGCAGTACCAGCGAAAGCACATAAAGTCCCTGCGTCGCCCGGTTCGTCACCGTGCCGATGATGCGCTCGCCTTTCGCCACCTCGTTATCGATGCGACGGCCGGTCCAGTCGAACTGCGCTTGCGTGAGCGCCTCCACGCGCTCGCGAATGTCGTTTAAAACCGTTATTTCCGATGAATTGATCATGCCGTTGGCTCCTCGCCTCTGAATTTTTCGGACAGATATTCTTCCATTCGTCTCTTCGCTGCGGCCAGACTGCCCGCAACTTCGTTCAGCCCGTCTGCTAGGATTTCCCATTCCCCGCGCCGGCCAACGATGACTCCTCTCGCCCATCCATCGAGACGGAACACCCACACGGTTTCGCGAGAGCCAAATCTACGGTGAGGAGAGCAGGCGATATTCACTTATCGCCTTTCCTGACTTCGTGGGTTTGCTGCGCCCAGCGCAGCACGGACGCCGGCGACGTGTGCGCGCGATTGCGAAAGATCGCGTCGTAAACAATCTGCTCGAGCTCCTCCGCGCTGACTGCCTTGCGCGGCGGATGCATTGCGCGCTGGTAGGCGGCGTCTTTGACGATCTGCCGGACGCTCACGCGGCCCTGAATGAAGTCCGGCAAGCGGCCGCCGCGCGATTTCGTTTTCATCGCGAGGCCCCCTCGTACAGGAGGGCTTCATTCCGTCTGAGAGCGGCGACGCGCTGCTCTGGCTTCGCATCAATAAACGCGTCGTATTGCCGGCACACGTAAATCCAGATGGCTTTATCGTGCGCCGTGACGGCCGGGCATGCGGCGCCGATCGCAACGTGAACTAGAATCTCCGGCAGCGCAGCGGATTCGCGCAGTACGCGCTCGATGATCGGCACGTAAGAGCGCGCCTTGCGCTCGTCTTCTTCGGGCGACGGGCGCCGCCAGTTGAGCGTTGTGGTGAGAGGCGGCGGGACGGGCGCGGAGGGATCTCTCATTGGGGACCCTTCTCGGCGCAGCGGCTGCAGCGCGCGTCTTTCGACTTCTCGCACCACGCGATAAACCAGATCGCAAAAATCACGAAGAGCATCGCCCCAAGGGCCACCGTGAAAATCGCGATCGCGTCGACGTCCGGCTGCTCTATCTGCGGCGGTCTCATCGTCGGCCCTCCGCTTCCCGTGCCGCCCGCATGCTCGTCGCCCACCCGACGAGCTGCCGGTCGCGCAATCGCTCGCCGCGGGCGACGCATTCGGTCAGGTGTTCATCGAGCTCCTCGATACGTTTGGATGCGACCAGATACTTCGCTCTCCGGATCTCCGGGCGCGGCGGTCGAAACGCGTGCGCGTTGCGGATCGGCGCGAATAGAGCATCGACGACTCGATCACTCAGCATTGGTTCCTCCGGTGGCCGGCAGATGATTGCGCCGCGCCCAGCAGGCGAGCGCATCCGGAGTCCAGCCATGCTCCGGGGAATCGTAGATCCATAGCTTGAGGTCGACGGGCCGCAAGCCCAGCTCCTGCGCTTTCGCTATCAGGGTGTCCGGAAGCGCGTCGTCGGCGTGGAGCGGCACGCCGCTGGCTTCCTCGATCGCGCCGAGCACGCTGCCGCGGTCCCAGTCGGTAGGCCAGGCCATCAGTCACCTGCCTTTCGCTTCGCGGGCCGCGGCTTCATCGCCGCTTTGAGCTGCGCGAGGAACTCATCGCGCTCCTCCGGCATAAGCGCCGCCGCCAGCAGCACGCCGAGACCATCCCAGATTCGCTGCTGTTGATCCTGCGGAATTGTTTTCGTGTCGAAGCTGAGTTTCATGGCGACGCTAACCACGCTGCCTTTCGCGCGCTTGATCGAAACGTTCCTCACTTGCTTCATTGCTCGGCCTCCGTGCAGACTGAATCGTCGAAAAGCGGCTCGTCGAGCGCGCCGCCGGCGGCGACGTCGACGTCGCGCTGGAGCGGCGGTGCGAGTTGAATCGTTCGGGTATCCATATCAGCGTTCTCTCTTTCGGTGGCCGTGCTTCATGCACGGCTTCGGCAGCGGGATCTCCGCGACGGGGATCGACGCGGTGGCCGTCCGCCAGATCGCCGCGACTTCGTCGACCGTCATGCGTGCGAGTTTCGCGAAACCGTCCTGCATCGCCTGCACGGCCTGCGCCTCGGGGATTGTTTCTTCGCCCGGCGCGATTTCGATCCGGACTGTCATCGTGGGCATCAGTGCGCGCTCCTTCCAATAACTGCGGCAGTTCTTGCTTCCACGTGCGCGGCGCCCGCCGGCTGCCGGCGGCGCCGCAGCGCCTCGCGGATATACCAGCCGTAGTTCGCGTCCGGGATCGCGCGCTCCGCAGTGAGCTCGTGAATCAGGTTTTCGATCTGCAGCGGATCCAGAATCGCGGTCAGCCGCTCGACAACCTCATCCGGAGGCGCCGCGTACCCTGGCATCCGGAACCGCTGGTGATACCGGTGGATCCAGCGGCGGGCATGATCGAGAGTGGCCTCCGTATTTTTCTGATGCGGTGGCCCTGATTCAGGGCCACCTGTGGAGGCTAAATCCGGGAGCAGAATGCTGAATTCGGTTGGCCGCTGCCTCGCGGAGTCCGCCTTGATCAGCCCTTTTTCGGCCAGGCTCGCGACGGCAATCTGGGCGTTCGATCGCGAGACGCCGGCGCGCGCCGCGAGGTCGCGCTCGCTGATCGTTCCTTTCCGCCCAGGCGCCTCAAGGAAGAGGGAAATGATCGCGATGAGTACCTTCAGCTCGCATTCGCGCAGATCGGGGGCTAAGCGCGCAATTGTGCGAAATACTGCGCAAGCGCCTGTCTTTTGGCCTTCTGGGCCGGTTTCCACTGCATGAGGTCCTTGAAATTAACGCGGAAGGTGCGTCAGAATGGTGGGGCACGCACAGTCGTAAGACATGTGCCCTTCGCTAGTGCCTGTTTGGGTCCGCGATGCCGCCTCTGTGGCTACCAACCGTTCGGCGGTGCCGCGGAATGCGGGTAAAGGCGGAGGGCGACACGTAGCCTTCGGTTCCGTACAATAAATCCATGTGCGGAATCGTAGGCTACGTGGGAACGCAACGCGCCGTCCCTATCATTCTTGACGGACTCAAACGGCTCGAATATCGCGGCTAT